CAAATCCACCTAGAGTTTTCTTTGTTTCATAGGTAAATCCGAAGCCCCATAGCCAGAACTTTATCCTGATAGGGCTATACTTTCTTGTTCCTTGTGTTAGTTTATTATATTTGAATGTGTGTACATATCTGCTCATGTGTTATTCTTTCTACTAGGTTTATTTTATACTAGGGATTACGAAGGCTTCTTCTATTCCCCGAAATTTTTATTAATATACTGAGTCTGTTATCAGAGCAACAAGTTCGTGATAGGTTGACTCTGAAATGTAGTTCATTGTGCCATAGTCATGCAGTAATGCTATAAGTCTTTGACGTTCTCTATCTATATTAATATTAACAAACTCATCAATAGCCTGGACATCTTCCTTGGTAAAGGTACTGTCTAGGACAAGCATATCGTTCTCTACCTTAATCATCTATACCCCCTAAGAAGTTCTAGGATATCTATCATAAATACATATCTTATGTGTGATGCTTCATCATCACAAGAGACATCTTTCTCTAACTCTAAACCTTTGTTAGAAAGAATGTTTAGGATACGTTCTCTCTCAAACTGAACGCCCTTCTCAAAATCAGATAACTCATGCATCTCTACATCTATATCTTTTAGTCTTCCCATCCCACTAACTCCTTATCTTCTTCGTGGTTCTTTACGATAGGCAAAATATCTTTCACTTCTATCGGTGTTTCCTGTAGCCAGTCAATCTTCTCAATATGACTAGACAACAAATCTATAATTTGATTCTTCTGCTCAACCATACCTGCTTCATAGCCATGCTCCCAGCCTTTATCATATCCTTGCTGAACTAGTCTAACTCGCCATCTGAAAAACTTTGGTAACTTCATGGTCCTCCTTAAATAGTGGGTCATGTGCAACCCAATAATACTTACAAGGTTCTCTACGCTCAGGGCAACAAGGGTTGCTATCTTCTAGTGAACTAAAGAACTCAAAGTAATATATAGGGTCCTTAGTATATAGGTTAGCCTTATGGCTAGTAGTAAGTCTACTTAATGCAAATGGATTCTTATACCATCTAGGAATTGAATACCCCCAGTTATCGCCAGCAACAGCCTTAAGATTAGTAAGGTTCTCCATGTTCTTATCAGTCTTAATGCCACGGATATCTGCTTCTTTAACCATAGCCATAGTATATAGCCACAACTGACCTTCGTGGTTACGCCACATCTTAACAGCAGGATGATTACGCCAAGCAGCATGTGGGTCATCATTAGACAACACCTTAAGAATCTGGTAAGACTCTAATACTTGTTTATTTAATCTTTTATTGTCTAGGGCTTGTGCAGACTTATCAAAGTCTTTATATGGTAAAAAGGTTTGCATACGTTCCTATCGTTTAATGGACCTTATACATCAATTGTACAGGATAATCGCTTGCTTGTCAAGCGTTAAGACCTCATATTTCCGCCCGATTTTACTCTTTACAAACCGAACTTTTGCTGGTATACTGGATATATGATTATTACAGATATTGACGATACCGTCCTAGAACACATGAGTTCTACACCAATCCAAAAGACCATTGATTATATTAATTCACTTAATACCAAGGTGATTGTGATTAGTGGAAGAAGCCGAAGCATGAGAGCAGAGACAGAGAAGGCTCTAAAAGATGCTGGTCTAAAGTATAACAGTCTTCTTCTTAATCCATATAACTATAAATTTACTAACAAATGGAAGGCTGAGTGTGCTGAGAAACTTTCAGATGCTACCCTTGCCATTGACGATAACACTGGAGCCAGAAACATTTATACAAAGGCTGGCATAAACTCTATCCATCCTAACGATATTCCGATTGATTGATGGTATAATAAATTATGCCAAATAAAACACGCTTTGTAATTATCCCTGACCGCACCTATGTGGTTACGCTAGACGATGGCGATGAGGTAGAGGTTACTGGTCTTGACATTATCCAAATGGGATACCATGTTAGAAAGACCCAAATGATTATTAAAACTTTTAGAGATTTAGAAGAAAACGAAGAGAATGAATGGAGTTGGTGGTAATGGCTAGACAAAGATTAACATTTATTATTACATGGGGATTACTATGGCTTAGTTCCCAAATACCCCTGCTTATTCTATTCAGTGCAATAGGATATGATAGAACTATTGTCGCTATAAGCGAAACCATTGCTGGAGTATTTACTGCAATGATGACAGCCATGATGATGGTTAGAGAGGACCTATAATGGCTAAAGCAAAAGGTGCAAGAAACAGCAACAGACAGAATGGTAAGGCTTCTAAGAAGCATCCACTTAAATTTGACCCAATCAAACGTAAACTAGTTAGGGCTTAATATGCCAGCCAATAGCGATTTTGATATTGACCTAAAGTTTGGTCAGCAAGGCGAAGCAACAGTAGCAAACATCCTGTCCATAGAGACAGTAGAGGTGAAGCGTGATAAGCGTTGGAAAGAAACAGGCAACCTATACATTGAAACTGATTGTTGGTATAATGCTTCTCAGTCTTGGAAACCATCTGGTCTTAGTGTATCTAAGGCTACTCACTATGCTTTTGTTCTTGAGAACATGGTTGTCATTACTACCACCGAAGATTTGAAGGCTGTTGTAGAAAAGAATGGCAGAGCCATTAAGTGCAACATTGAGCCAAACCCATCTAAAGGATACCTAATTAAACTATCACACATTGTAGAGCATCAAATTGGAAATTAGAATTTGTGGGTTTTGCATGACTGGACATCACTGGAACTGTAAAAAGATTATTAGTTATTATGAGAAAACTTGGGTGTGTGAATGTCCCCATCCAGACGATACTCTTCCTGACAAGGAATACAAAAATGAGTTGGAGCAAGAGGTCTAGGCAATCCGCCTAAAACAATCTTGTCTTCCTTAGCAGTCATTATCTGCTCGTAAGTTGGGAATCCGTAAACAATTGGAACTAAAAGTTCTTCACACAATGAACAGTTCATAATATAAGTATAACTACCTTTATTCATAAATGTTTTTTGTATTGACTATCCATTTAATTCTTCCTGGAGTTTTGGCAGCAAGATAAAGATTCCACAATGTTGTGTTAAACTGTTGACTTTGCATAAAGCCTTCATCGTGAATCTGATGAGTATGACCAAGACAATAAATATATCCTTCGTGTGGAACTAAAGGAACTCCCTTAATTATTCTATGAGAGATATCAAAAGCGGCATCCTCTGGTCCCCACTGTTGAAATTTTTCATCCATTCCATAAACACTCCACCATGCTTCTGGTGTACAAACCCATACACCACCTGTTGCTGGACTAAATAATGTATGTTTAAGTAATTTAATATCCTTGCCAGCATAGTAGAGTTCACTCATTTCAATATCTATATACTTACATTTGTCATAGGGGCTGTGAACAAGTCCATCAGTTTTGCATTGTTCTATTGCTTCTAATAAAGGTTCAATTTCGGGTAGTGTATCTGCGTCATTAAGAATAATAACGTCACAGTGAGCCTCCTGTGCCCTTTTTACACCATCATTACGACTGGCTGCAGCATTCCATCTATCCCCTGGTCTGTCGCTATAAAATACCTCAATGTCTGGTAAATTAGTTTGATACCATTTTAGAACTGCATCTAATGGTTTTAATCTACTTGGAGTTGGTCTCCATGGTATTACGAGTCCTATCTTAGACAATTCCTTTTAGTGCCCTTTCGATACCTTCTTCCAAAGTAATCTTTGGTGTATAGAATGATAGCATCTTGGTTGGATTGGCTATACGGTTTAGAACTCCTACTGGTGCTGCTGGTAGATGTTTGAACTCTGGTGAATACCCCTCAATTTCAGTAACTATCTTGGCTAACTCATTGAACGTAGTCCTACGACCCCAGCCCAGATTGATTGGTCCCTGGATGTCTTGTCTGATTGCTTCATCAACTGCATCAACAACGTCAGACATGTGGATAAAGTCTCTGGTCTGTTCCCCATCTCCCCAGATTTCAAATGGGTCCATGCGGTCCACAGCCCTCTTAATGTAACTAGGGAACGGATAGTCTAACGACTGGTCTGTGCCATAGCCAGAGAACGGTCTAAAGATGTGAACAGGTATGCCAGCCTCTTGAACAAACTTAGCAAGGTATTCTCCTGTTAGTTTGCTCCAACCATAGGTTAGGTCTGGGTTACTAATGTCATCTAAATCAATCATTGATTCTTCTAGCCTTACCCAGTCTTCGTTGCCTTGGAACTTTGTAGGATAGGCAGCACTAGAACTAAAATATACAATGCGTCCTGGTCTTGTTATTAATGCCCAGTTAAAGAAGTCTGAGTCTATTGCTAGGTCTGTTGCTACTGATAGGGGATTGCCTTCAATGGTTGCTCTACCGCCAACGATAGCAGCAAGATGAATAACTAAATCATAACTCTCTCTATTAGTCTTAAAGAACTCACGAACATCTATTCCTTCAACAATGTCTACGCCTGTGATGTCATGGTCTTTATACTTCTCTACAAAGTATTTACCAACGAAGCCACAATGCCCTGTAATTAAAATTTTCAATTTTTTATTCCTAATAAAATTTGTGACCAACCAGCGGCTGTTGCAGAATAGATAATTTTATAGCCATTGTCTTCCAAAAGTTTTTTATATCCTTCTTGGTCCCAAGCCCATAAATGAAATTCATAATGATTTAAATCATTTTCATTATACGGACTGCTGGCAATAATATACTTTGACTTTAAGTTTTTAATAACGTGGTGTGGATTTTCCATGTGCTCAAGTACTTCTGCAAAAACAGATATGTCGCCATAGTCAATCGAATCATCATTGTTAAAATCAGTATACCTTGCATCTACTCCTCTAACATTAACAGCATAATCAACATTGGATTGCATTAGGTCATATCCCCAGGAAATGATTTTAAAATCTTTTATTAATTGAAGTAGTCCACCATCACCGCAACCAAGGTCAACTAAAGTTTTAGCACCGTTGTCAATTGCAAGTTGAACAACTTTTGCAGTCTCTCTAAGCCTTTCCCCATGGTCAAATTGCTCTAGGTGATGTGCCGCTTCTCTTCCCGAATACCATTCGGCTGATGCATACTCATGTGTGTCTCCATGAAAAAGTTTCCATTCCATTATTTGGAAAGTCTTTCAACTGCTTTTAAGAATTCTCCAGTATCTATATAAGACTGATATGCCGCTCTGTCGTGTTCAAACATTGATGGAGCATTTACTTCACGATACTGCTCATCCCAATCTCCCTTGTGAAAAGCAGGATGCATGTGCTCAACAATTACGTTGTGGTTATATCTAAGTGTCCCCATATAAACACCAAGGTCTCTCCAGAAATTATCTAAATAAAGATGCTTTAGTTCTGTTGGTGCCATGTATCCAAGTTTACGAATAATTTTTGCATCAATAATTACAAAAGTACAGATAGGACTAGGTACACTATCTTGTGTCAGGTCTCTGCCATAAGTAATGCCATTGTCAATATCTTTAATAGCATTAACTAAAATCTCATCCCAGCCATATGTTCTTGGACGGTGGTCATCACCAAGGAAACCGATATAATCATACTGGTCTGCATACTTAGCAGCAAGTTCATTAAGAGTTCCGTTCATTCCTTTGCGTGGATTAACTTCATACAGTACCCCTGGAATGCGTGGATACTCTACATCATCGTCATCTAGACCAAACATCAGGTCTGAGATTACGGAATTCTTTTTAAACTCTTCGTAGAATTCTAGGCTTATTTCTGGTCTTGACCTCGAAGGTACAATTATCAATACTTTATTCATAGTTTAATTATACCTCATCTTCATCGCCAAGAATGGCTAAGACGTTGCCGCTAAATACTGACATGTAGTCATCCCCATCATGCTTAAACTTAATAGCATTGTTAGGATTAAACATAATCTTGTCCCCTACTTTTACATCCATCTCTAAACGAACGCCACTTCTTAATTGTCTACCTTCACCTACTGCAAAAGCAACACCAATATTCTTTGGCTTATCTGTTTCACTTTGGATAATCAATAGACCACTGGCATTCTTTTCTGGCTCAGTGCTTTTCTTTTCTAATTTAATGATGATAACATCTTCAGGTGCTTTAATCACGGTCCCACTTACCATCTAATACCAGCATTGCGATAATTGCGTAGTTTGCCATATCAATAAAAGAATCCCTAAGACTTTCATTTTCGGGGGTAGCACCAGAATCATAAAGATGGTTAATGCGAGCCAACTTGTCGTGCATTCTAACCCTAAGTCCATTTAATGCTCCTCCTGGACTACCAGAAATATTCTTTGGTCCATAATCCTTGTGCTTTTTAAGAAGCAGTTTCTCTGCTTCGTCATATGTAATGCCTACTGCCTTTACAAAATCTGAATTTAAATCCATTTTAATACTCCTCGTGTTCTATGTTGTGTTTACTGTCCACATACTTGTGAATCTTGCGAAGCGTTCTAGCCTTTGCAAATCCGTATACCGCTAATGCAAATACAGCATTCCAAAAGAATTCAGCAATGATGTGGTTAATGCCAAATACTACTTCTAGTAGGTCGTGTTCCATTATTCTTTTCCTTCACAATTTAGTATTGCTTGAACTTCATTATTGGGATACTTATCCCAACAGTTTTCTTCTGGTAAGTTTGCAGTAATAATCATTGCCAATACTATTCCAATAATAAAAAAGCCAGATATAAATATTAGCCATGTCATACCATCATCACTTATTTGTTGTTTGGTCATTAACCAGCCATTCTCTTAGTTTTGGATTATCTTTTAGCACTGCTAACAATCCAGTTTCATACATCGCAATAAAGTAATGCTCCCAGGATTCAAAGTCATCTTCTTTGGTTGGACGTGGCATACCGTCATTACTCATGCGGACTGCATGTAGTATTTCGTGCAGTAGTGTTATCTGTTGCTTGCTACGATTTAATCCAGCAGCAATTACAATCAGGTTTTTGCCATCAATGGTATAGCCATAGGCACCATCGTTTAGCATACCGTCTTCATCTGGGTCACGTTGAATAACGCTAAATGTTTGTGGACCAATCTTAACTGACTTAATCATTATCTAATCTTTCTAATCATACTGATAGCGGAATGAACTCCAGCAATAATTCCTGGGTTGTAATGTTGACCATTGTTCTTAAGGTCTTTCTCAATGGCAGCAATGATTACTTTGCGTTGTTCTGCGATTGCTTTCTTCCTGCCAGTCTCAAAGCCTTCGCTCCAACCCTTATTATAGCCATCTTCATAGCCCTTATCATATTTACGTTTAAATGTGCGTTGTAGGCGTGTAGCCCAATCTGGTTTACTCATATATATATTTTACCGTATATTGCGGTGTTTGTCAAGGGCTACTTGGCTCTAAGAGTCTTGAGTTTATGACCAACCAAGGTGTCTGTTGGCTTACCGTCACGATAAACTCTAATGACTGCCGCTGGGTCTTCTGGTGTTCCTGTTACTGTAAAGTCTGAATTAGGAACATTGTACTTACCATTTCTAATAATTCTAACAATCTTTCCTGTTGCTGTACCGCCAGAAGAATTCCAAGAAACCATACTACCAACACTACCAGCCTTAGCCAATTGTCCTTGGTCTGAATAATCTTTACCAAAATCAGCAAACAAAGCCTTGTCTGCTTCTCTAGTTGCAATAGCACGAGACCAACTATATCCAGCGTTACCGCCCCAAGCGTCCCACATAATTCTTCCGTTGCTTGGGTTGCTTGTGTTGTTAAAGTCTTTGCCCTTCTTGTCTACCTCATGGCGTGAGAAGAATGAATACATTCTTTTTACTACGCTAAGTGACATTGAGCGTCCTGCCACGATGTCTCTTGCTCTACCCCAGCCTACAGGAGTTCCTGCACCAGTGGCTTTGCCCTCTTCTTTCCAACGAATAGCACGAGCAGCAGCAGCCTTCATACCAGCAGTAGGAGCATAGCCCTCTGCTTTTTCTACACCATAGTCCATGTTGTATTCCATCTCACCCTCCATGTCATCTTCCATGTGGTGGTCTTCTAAAGTCTCTAGGTATATTGCATCCTTGTACATCATGCCAATGCTGTATGCAGTTGGCTCCCAAGTTCCTGGTTCGTCTTCGTCTTCTTCATAAATTCTAACAGCCATTGCTGGATTCTCTGGCGGCATTGATTGGATAGCATACTCTGTTCCAGGAACACCATACACGCCACCTTCAGTCATAATGTGCTCTACCATGCCATGAACCATGCCCTCTGTGGTCATACCCATTACATAGCAACCCTCCATAATTTCTCCACCTTGCTTGTAGACAGCACTAATTGATGTGCCTCCAGAAGACATAGCCCCAGAAGCGTCTCCACCGTTGCCACCCTGCAACTTTGGTTTACGAAGTTTTACCTTTTTTCCTCCACGCATGGAGTCTGGTGTTTTTACACCACTGTTAGGATAGTTAGGGTTTGGTGTTGATGATGGGTTTGCCCCATAAGTTGATTTAAAAAAGAATTGTTCCATTTGATTATTATACCATATCTATTAGGGTTGGGCAGTTTTAAATCATACCCAGGATAGTTAGACTACTTCTTTGGTGTAGTCTTTTTGGCTGGAGCCTTCTTTGGTGTTGCTTTTGCGAGTGCTTCCTTGATATCTGCTTCCTTTGGAACGATGCCAAAAGCAGGGTCCTTTGGGTTAAGATATCTCAGAGCAACTGGCAATACTGCAGCAACCAACGACCACGCCAAGTCTAGTGGGTCAGTTACCCCTGCTAGATAGAGTGCAGAAGCCGCACCAAGTACGCTTCTTCCATATGAGGCAGCAAGTGCCTTTAGTTTTGCATCCATTTTATTTCTCCTTGTTTAATGCCTAATTATTAGGCGTTTCTGTATTCTCTGGCAATACTGATTTTAATTTTTTGTATGCCTCGGAAACTATATTTACTGTGTTTGTGTGAACTGTGTCACCAGAAAGTCTTCCATAAGTGGTTGCCCACTGTAGTTGTGCCGCTACCTCATCATCAAATTCAGCAAGTGCTTTTTGTACTTCTTCTATGTATTGAAAAGCCCAGTCACGAGATTCTGAAACAAATTTTAAAAATCCATCAGTCTGTTCCAGTTTTTTGTTTTCAATATCCTGATAAAGTTTTTCTATTTCTTTTTGTAAAAGAAAGTTGTCTGCTAACTGTTGCATATATGCTTCCGACAGAGTGTTTGCAAACTGCTTTATCTTGAACAGTCTATAGACTAAAAAAATAATTAAGGTTACAAGTGTTCCTGCAACTATAGATTCTAATATCTGCATTAGTCTTTCAGCACATCCCTTACAACAAACACGATAGCACCTTCATTCTCAAGAGCCTTCTTAACATCGTTGATATACTTTACAGCAGGTTCTGCCTGTTCATCAGACAATGCTTCGATATCTTCTGGGTCTATCAGAATAGTTAAGAAATCATTATTTTCTAAAATGACTACCTTAAAGTTTTCTGGTGGTACGATTGATTTAAAGGCAGTTGCCATCTCTAATGTATACATATTTCATTCCTTATCTATTGTTAAATCGGACCAAGTTTTAGCCCAATCATCTTTTGTTTTATGCCTGTTGAATTCCCTGGATATTTTACCCTTGTCTAGGTAAACGCCACCCCAAACCCCAACCTGCTTTGTTGAAACCCCAACTGCAAAGCATTGTCTCATTACAGGACAGTCGGAGCAAAAATCATCTACATCTTTTCTTAGTTCGACATCTTCTTCATACTTATCAAAGAATAAGTTGACATCCCAACCAGCACACTTGGCTTGACTTTTCCAGTCCTTATCATTTGGCATTCTTCTTTACCAAACTAGCAGGTATATTCCAGCCATCAGCATTGGCATCAAAACGATTGGCAGTGTACCACTCGTTATTGATGAACTTGGCATTTGGTTTCATCCAAGCCATATCAGACTTTCTCAGTTCTAAAACTGTCCAGCCATCCCACGACAGAAACTTATTGTTTTCTACAATTGCTTCCATTTTCTCTAGTGATTTAATTAACATAATCACCTTTCTGTTAGTAGCGGTATACCCCAACCTGTATGTCCTTGGCTTCTGCCAAGTCAACAAGTTCGGATACTGCTTCTTTTGGTTTGCTAAAATAAGCAAAATATGAAATACTATTAATGTTATTCTTAATCCAAACTGGTGGAACTTTAATTAGTTTAATTCTAATTCCACGAGCCTTTAGGCTACGCTCAGAAACATTAGAGAACTCTAGCCCCATCTGGTTGATGTGCAAAGGTCCTGCGGATGCAATAGTAAACTCTGTATCACCTTCAGGTAGGCTAGACAAAGCCACCCCCATTGCTCTCAGGAATACGTTGTAGTCATTGAAATTCTTGCTACCCTGTATTGCTACTATCATTCTAATTTCCTTCTGTTAATCTATCTACGATAAGAATCATCTTATCTAATTCTACCTTATCAATGCCCATCATGTCAACTATTTTCTTTGTTTCTGGAACAATTCCTGCACCATCATGCTTTGCAGAATAAACAGCATTATCTTCAATCCAGTATGCCATGTCCCCAGAAAGAACAACTTTTGACCACTGCTTACCATAGTGTTTTGAGGACTGGGTATTTGACGCTTCTTGTTTAATAAAAATATAATCTTTTACCAGTTCGTGGTTTCGAGACTGACTAAAATTAACCTTTACAGGAACGATTTCTCTTTGGGTTTTCTTTACGAGCCTAGAAACAATTACTATTGTAAGTAGGGTAAGGATAGAGCCAGCAAGATATTCCATTTAATCACCTAAAATAATTATACTAGATTGTTTCATCAAAGGCAAGCCAATTCTTCTTGGCTATTTCCCAAGTAAAATTGTTGTGAATATCTTGGACCTGCTGTGTATAGTCGTATCCATTTTCTTTAATTGTTTTAATAGCCTTAGTTAGTTCTTCAGCATATCGTTCTGGTGTTAATTCTTCAATAGGAATCATAGTTCCGTATCCCAAGGATGTTTCTGGCAATGCCCCCAAGTTTGTGTATACTGCGTAACATCCAGCAGACAAGGCTTCCATCTGTGTCAGGCAGGATGTCTCTGGATATGTAGATGGGTAAGCGTGAATGTGTGCATCTGCAAAGAATTTGTACAGAGTTTTGCGTGGTGTCTTACCATAGAAGTTTACCCTTGGGTCATTGACAGCATCTAGGTTATATGAATGAGGCAAGTCTGGATAGAAGTCATTAAAAACATTTAGTTCAAAGTCTTCTTCTATCAGTGGGATTGCATCTAAAAGAACTCTCATTCCTCGTTCTGCAGTAGAAGCATGAACAATTTTAACCTTGTTAATATTATTAAACTTATTTGGATTTGGCACTACTGGAATAATAGCATTAGGAATAACAGTAATCCTATCTAATTCGATGTTTATTTCATCTGCTATAACTCTACGCTCATATTCTGATACAGCAATAATTCTTTCCGTATGTTTTCTTACAGCACTATTTTTTAAAACTTCTCCAACAAAAGGAACAAACTGACTAACATTATTATGAAGCCAAAAGATATACCTGTCTCCAGTAGTTCCAATTACTCTTGCATTTGGAATTGCTCCAGGAATAATAATTGAATGATATTTTTTTATGTTGGTCATCTCTGGCAAAATATTTTTAATAAAACCTCTTGCCATAGTTTCTGTTCCACCAAACTCTGCTTGGTTATATTCAAATGTAGGGAAATTATTCATGTCTAACTAGTTCTTCCTGGAGATGTTCACGCTCATCGATAATCTGGTAAGCAAACTGGGTCATTGCTTCCTGTGCCTTCTCATTATCAAGTATGCCTTGGTAGTGATGAGCACAGAAAAGCAAGTCCCCTGTTACCCCCAAAGTTTGAACATAAGCCTGTGAACCACAAACATCACAGCGATGCGATGTATCTAGTGTCCACTTCTTGTCTATTTGTTCTATTAGGTTATTTGTCATTTGAGTAAAATCCTCCACCATTAAATTTAATTGCTCCTACTGAGTATACCTTATGCATTGCAGTATTGCAAGCATCACAAAGTAGTTCTTTGTCAGCGTCTTCAAAGGCTCTCACTTCTTGTGATGTTTTTTCACAGCCTGGGCATTTAAAATTATATGTTGGCATATTTTTCCTCTTGTTGCCTACGCCTTTTTGGTAGGAACGACTTTCTTTACTGCTGTAACAACCTTGGCTGCAACAGTCTTCTTAGGTGCTGCGTCAAGAACTGCAAACAAGTCACGAAGGTCAGGCATACCAGCAGTGATTAGATTCTGCTTAACACCGTAAGTAACGTGGAGGTGATTTCCAGTTGAGGCGGTACCAGTTGTTCCAACTAGACCAACAATTGTCTTACCTGCTTCTACCTTGTCACCCTTGGCGAGTGTTGATGGGACCTGAAAATGTGCGTAAAGAATGAAGTGCTTGTCATAAGTTGATTGAATCAAATAGTGTCCAAGTACTGCTGTCTCTCCTACTTCCATTACTGTTCCTCCTGTGATAGCCTTAATCTTGCTACCGCCAGCAACTGACCAGTCAACTCCACGGTGTGGATTTGTTCTGTAAGATGCCATGTTCTTGAATCCATCTCCACGCTTATTCTTCGGGAATGGTTCTACATAAATTGCTTCTGTCATATTAATACTTCCTTTCAAGATGTATTCTATGAATGTTCATAGTAATACTATTATAGCATTCGTAGTTGGAGCCACCTAACAGATTTGAACTGTTGACCTCCATATTACAAGTATGGCACTCTACCGCTGAGTTAAGGTGGCGATGCGACTCTGACCAGACTTGAACTGGCGACTTCCACCGTGACAGGGTGGCACTCTAACCAACTGAGTTACAGAGTCTTTGCTGGGCATCCTGGGTTCGAACCAGGGACATTTCGATTAACAGTCGAACACTCTGCCAACTGAGTTAATGCCCATCACTATTTAGTTATACAGTGTAACCACTGTTTGTTGCTCGCCATACAGACGGAGCATGATTCTCTTCCACAGCCAACTTGGTTGCTTCATCTTCATACAATCTTAATACATGAATGCATGGGTCTCCAGTTTCCCACTCTAAATCTTCATCTCTAGTGGTAGGAATGCCATCGTGTGTACTGCATACAGCAGGACCAACCCAGCCTTGTGTTAAGCCATGCTGTAGCCATTCGTCAAAAGTCATTGACATAGAAAAACCCCTTTCAGGTCTATATCTATTATAAACTACCGAAAGGGGTTTGTCAAGTTATTTCTTAGGCTTAGATGTTTCCTCATCCTGTGCTACATCTTTAAGAGCAATAGTCTGACGGAAAGCAGCATTAATCTCATTACGAGATAGTTTGCCATCTTCAAGGAATGCCAAGGCTAGTAACTCTACTACCTTTGCTACTGCCAAGATACCGCCCATTACAGCACTAAACCAAATAGGAATCTCGACACCACTAATACCGCTTGCTACGCTACCAGCACCAACTACACCAAGTGCAGAAGCAACAAAGGTAGCAACAATACGCATAAATACATTACCAAATAGTCTCATTATTCTTCCTCCTTGTCTTTTGGATTTCTAAGTGGATAAGTAATCATCCATAGAACAGATGTTCCAACGATTGCATATCCCACAACTTCTTTTGCCGAACCCTCAAGGACGAGCCATGCGACAAACATACCAAGAAGTGTCCATGCTTGACCCAATAGGTCATTTAAAAAATTCTTCATTAATCTTTCCTCCTTGTACTTGATGTTCCACCTGAGCCACCTGCTGATGCAGATGCTGCCGCTGATGGTGCTGCTGCAGTAAGTGCTGCTCCTGTTGCTGCGTTGACTGCTGCTCCAACAGCAACAATCGCTGTTACAACAACCTTCTCTGATTCTTCTCTAACCTTTGGAGACATGTCTGCTCCAACGTTACCAATAAAGTTAATTGCACCAACCAATGCTTCTGCTCCTGGAATGGCTGCTAGTTCTTCAGAGATGACAATATCGTCTGCCTGAGCAGCAACAAATAGTGCGTCAAGGGCTTCTTCATACTCTGGTGAGCCTTGTTCTGAATTGTCTAGGATTTCATTTGCTACAGATATAAGTTCTGCTACTTGTTCATTTGAAAGTGTTTGTGGGTCTACCGTTTCAATATTTACTGGTAACTCAGGTTCACTGGGTTCGGGGGACACTGGCGGCTCTGGCTCTGGTATCGGTTCTGGCTCAACTTCCTCTGGCTCTTCAGTAGGTTCCTCGGTCTCCGTAGGTGTAGGTGTTGGCTCTTTGTAAGGTGGAATGGAGTCAAGTTTTTGTTGAGCGACAAGCAGTTCCTCCTGTTTAGTTATTACATCTTGCGATGCTACTTCAATTATACCTGCTTTTTCTGCTTGAGTAATCAGGGAAGACTCGTAGTCTTGCTGTAGCCTGTTTCTATCTGTCGTTGCAGATAATAAAATAGATTGTTTTTCATCTAACTCAATCTGTACTAAGCCAACAACTATAGCCAAAACTGGGTCATTAATTAATGGTGCAGTAGCATCCTCGTCTGGAACAATTACAATTATGTCTTCTTTTCTGTATCTAGTTTCTTCTCTAAATAAAGTAATCTCGTCATATACTGTAACCTCATCGTAAACAATCTCTTCTCTATAATAAGTTACTTCCTGATACCTTACAACTGGCTGATAAATTGTTTCTGTTACTGTTGTTTCTCCAAACCAAGTTGCAGGAACTATCTGCATGTTCCCTCCAGAAACCTGTGAGTAAAACTGCACCCATGCTCCACCACCATTTTCATAGTAGTATAGGGTAGTTGGATAAAAAATACCTGCTCTAATCCACATAGGCTCAGAGATACTTCCGCCTCCACCCTTATCTCTCCAGTCATTAATTAGAGACATTCCAGCAATAGTTAGTTTGACTCCATCATCTCCTGGTGCGTAGAAACTATACCAGTTGTCTTCTGGAACCATTAGATTTCCCTCAAACTTAACAAGAACATCCTCAGTCTTTCCAGAGTTCAGGACCAGTCCACTACCCCATTGAAAATTAATGTTAGGCACGTTCTCAGTTGCTAGGGGTATCTCTATGTCTGTTGGTAGTGGTGGTGCATTATTGTATCCCTGTCTGTTGTAAGATGTTGCTGTAAGTCCACCTGGGACTACCCTTGTAACCTCAACTGGCTCATAATCTAAATAAGGAACCATCTCTGTGTAGGGTATCAAAACTGTTCTTGGTACAAGTTCTACTCTTGGGACTAACTCAGTATAAGGAACCTGAACTGTATATGCCACATCAATAGTCTGTGTAACTTCTTTGTCTGGTCTAATCCAGTTAGGGTCTGAAATTAATTTTGTATTGTAGTTTTCTTTAGCCAAGTCTAAACTTGCTTGTGCTTTGTCTACAAGCAATTGTTTGCTTTGTACATCTAGAATTTTGTTATCTAGGATTGTTTTGTTTGACTCTACCGTGGCATCGATAGCAGCCTTGCTATCTACTGCTAATTGGTAGGCTTCTTGAGCAAGAGTTAAGGCATTCTGGGCAGCGTCAATAACAGCCTTTGCCTCTTCTACTTTTGCACTATACTCTGCTTTTGTTTCTCCAAATGCTGACTGTGCTAAAAAAATAGGGGAAAGTGCTAGTGTTATAACTGCTAAAATAATTTGGGTTTTTTTAATTTTAATCTCCTCGTTGGAAGTGCCCAACAAGACTATTATACCACTACATTATATTTATGTTAAACTGTTTAAAGTATGAATCTAGTTGTTTTTGGTCTGGCTTGTTGCGTTCAATGATGCTACGCTTATCAAACTCGTGCAGTTCTTCTGTTGGTTTTCTGTCACGGAATGTGTGTATCTCTACCATCTGATTATTGTCTTTTACAGTGTGTGAGATAGCACCAAAAATAGCACCACAAACAGCGTCTGCAAGGTCCTTAGAAGACTTTCTAGGGTGGTCTACACGATTACCCCTCATAATCTTCAACTCTGTTAGTTCTTCAAACAGCAACTCTATGGCTGGCATAGCAAGGCGTTCTTCATATACAAGCATAGCCATATCCTCATAGTGCTTTTTAGCAACAGATACAGTCTCAGTTTTTATACCAACAGACTTAAGTTCATTTTGGATATCAAATGATTGCCAGCGGTCAAAGGAAACCATACCAATATCAAAGCCTAGTCTGCGTAGGTTCTGAATCCACTGCTTCACTTCTGAAAGATTAACTGGTCCCTCAATCTTTGGCTCCCAATACACTACTGCATCTACCACTACGATAGGCATTACTTGTGCATAGTCTTTGACTACCTGGACATTTACCCACTTCTCAACGTGAGCAATAGCCACAGCACATTTGTCATGCTTCTGTGCAAGGTCAGCATGGACAAAGTATTTCTTGTCTGGGTCTGGCTTAAATGATTCCATAAAACTTTTATTAGTGTCAATAGGATTTACGACTGTCATACAAGCACGAACTTTTTCTTGCTGCTTAAAGAAAGCATCGGAAGCGTAGGTAGGGACACAAGCAAAACGCATCATAGCATCTCCAAGGTCTGTATAAAATGCTAACTTAAAGTCATCAATTTTACGAGTAGGATTTACCACCCATGTTGGTCTTTTAATAGCAAACATTCCAGGAAACTTGTATGCTAGAATGTTGTCTTCGTCCCACTCAATCTCAAGGGTATTTCCTTCCGCATCTTCTGGTAAGTCTGGATTCATAATAAACTTATGTTTCTTTGTTACAACTTCTTTGTCTGCGATAACTGCATCGTATCTGGTGGAGATAAAGTCTCCTGGATAGCGAGGGAAAGATAGTAGGGCTACCTTTCCAAGGTCAGGAAAGCGAGAGTCTACGGAAGCACGGAAGGCTTTGTAGATGTTGTCAGCAGTCTTTCCTTGGTCATTACCAGTTCCAACCTCATTAGCAAAACCAGAAATCTCGTCCAGTACTGCAAGGAGAAGGTTTAGACCTTCGTGAGACTCACGCTCAGAGTGACCAGAATAAACAGTAATAGCATTATCAAACTCAATGCTGTCTGCCTTTGCGTAGTATTTTCCAGCAAACCATGGAGAGCGTTCAATCTTGTTCTTGAAGCCTTTAAAGAAAACGTTCTTAGCCTGTTGTGCGTTAATCGCAATGTTAATAATATCAATAGCATCGCCAGTAGGCTTACCAAAGTAACGAGCAGGGTCTTTAAGACAAAGCAACTTATAAACAATGTAGCAACAAGCAACTGTAGAAACAAAGTCCTTACCAGAACCCTTTCCTAGTTGTAGGATAACTTCGTTCTTTGTATACTTATTATAGTATCTACGACCTTCTGTGTCCCCCAGGATTTCAATAACTTCTTCTAGTTTGTAGATTTGGCTCATAGCCTCTACAATATCGTATTGAATTTGAGATAGTGGTGGTTGCTGCAGATAGTCTTCACCTTCGACAAATGTCTTAACGTCTACTGGCATCTCTGCAAAGACGTTGCTCTTCAGTACCTCAAGAAAATCATTGAACATTGACAATGGTTATAACCTCTTGCTCTTTTGATACCTGCGAAAGCCTACGCATAATCTCGTCACGAATCTGTGGGTACTCACTTGCAATATCTCTAAGAATACCAACAAGGATATCCTGTTTGTGTTCAATGTTTAGCATCTCTTCTGCCAGTTCTTTATTCTCAAGCAGACCTGCTTTCTGAAGCATGTCTATACGCTTGCTTTCAATATCCATAACAAGTTTAATTGCAGCGGTCTTAGCACCAAGATTGGCAACAGTAGTTGCATCATCCATAACTTCATATGCTTTACTAATTAGTTTGTTATAGTGTGTGTCTGCACCAACCAATGCTTCCTTGGCACGAGCACGAATAGCAGCATTGTCAGAAGCCATAACACGCCACTGGTTAATGTGAGCAACCACTTTTTGTCTTGGCATTGCAAGTTCTTTAGAAATTTGAGTAGGCTCTTCACCCTGGAGATACTTCTCCACAACTTTGTTCATCTCATCGAGATGTTCAACTGTTAAATCTTCAATCGACATTTTTCTTTCGTTTTCCTCGTTTTGTTGGAATACGCTTAACTCTTTCAGGGTCAAACGAACGCCATGCAGTAGCGGTTGACTTCTGCATCTCAAAGCAGTCTACCCATACCTTACCATTTTCGGTATTGGTTACAACAGCATCAAACTTAAATTTGACACCATGTTCTCCCTCTATTTTAATGATATCACCTTTAGCAATAGTAAAGTTACCAATTTGTAACTCATTCTCTCTGTTAAATTTTGTTTCCTGCAGTTTGACTGACCTTACTTTTTTCATCTCTTTGACTTCCTTAGTCCAAATTTTGCTAAATAAACGTAGATTGTTTCTACGCTAGTTCCACACTCTAAAGCAATCTGCTCTGGAGTTTTCTTATCGACATGGTAACGCTTTTTTAGCCATGCCTCATTTGTATAAAACTTATTAGCCATTAGTATCCAAACGCCTTGTCCCAGTTCTTTAAAGCCCAGTGCCCAATAGCACAAGCATCTGCAACATCGTCATCTTCTAACTGCTTATCATAGTTTATATTAACAAAGTTAATCGTTCTCTGCTTTCGAATATTTCGTTCTTCATTCTTGAACCAGGAAACTGACTTACCTGGATTCTTCTTCTGTATCTCGTGCTTCTCTTCTTTGGTTATCTTCTTGTTACCAATAAAGTTTTGCCAAGTCATAGGAGATACTGAACCAATCTTCTTTACCCCAGACATAGAAGCAGCCCCAAGCAATGCTCCTTGCACCATAGCAAGTTGTGCAGCAGTCTTAGGGCTGTTCATAAATACTGTGTGTTCAATGATGATAGTATCAAAATCAAACTTATCAAAAAAGGCTTTTGTTTTCTTGGCAGCATCCATAACCTTGTCATAGGTAGATATGCCCTCAAACTTAATCTTTCCACAAGCAATAATTTTACTATCTTCAAAAATAGCAAAGGCTAGGCTATTAGTGCTTGCATCAATAGCACAGAATCTTTTAGGCTTTTTAGTCAAGTTTAGTTTTACCATTTAGGATATCCTTAATCTCTTTAAGAGTGTCTCTAACATCATCTGGATTTATCTCGCAAGATTGACAGATAGTTTCTTCTGTATACATTGAGAGTTGCTTATTACAAGTCTTACACAATCGAACCTTGCCAGCACGTTTCTTAACCTTGTCCCTCAGATATTTTTCAGCAATCTTTTCTCTAGTTGCTTGCTCTCTACATTCTGGAGAGCAGTATATCTGATAGGATAGTTTAGTTTGGAATTGCTTATCGCACCAACTACAATGTTTGTTCTTCATTTAAAGGCTCCAGAGATTTGATTTTTATCTCTCCAGAACCTGCAGAAGCACAAGCCGCTTGTATAGGGCATGTCTTGCATATCTTTGAATTAGAACGATAATTTTTCTCTGGCAGGGTTTTATCTTCCCATGCTTTTCGAACATTCCTCATCCACTCAAAAGTGTTCTCTACCCACTCGTACATGTACTGATTTAATTCTACAGGAAAAATCAACAGTTCGTGATTATTCTTGTTCTCATAAATCAACACTGCTTTGCTCTTATTAAGAATCTTCATATAGATAAGCAACTGAATCATGTGACCCAGTTTAGGCTTCCCTGCATTTTTACGATACTCAAAGCCCTCGTTAGGCATTGTCTTAATTTCGCCAAGCAGTTCTTTATCTTCCCAGTTAAGAATAACGTCACCATAACCAAAGATTGGTGGGTCATTATATGTTACCTTAAACTCGGAATCTACAAGAAGTCCAGGAACATTGCCCATAGCCTCTTGAATTCTTTCGTGTGCCTTTGTACCAGCAGTCATGTTTGCACCGCCATACGCATCAGCATTATCAACAAAGTTAGCACCCTCAAAGGCTAGATACCAGTAACGAGGACATTCTCCATGAGAGAACGCAATCGTACTAGGTGCAAATGTTTTCTTTGTTTGAAACTTGTCTACACGATTGACAGTATAACCAGAGTTAATTTTATCAATCAATGCTTTCTTGTCTAGGAATGATGGCTTAGAATTGGGATTACTCTCAACCTTTTTAATCATTACCTGACTTAATAAATTTTTTGCCATAATAACACTAGCGAGTGATATATTTAAGAGCCGAAACGAGGTTGTTAATAGCCTCAGCAGCGGTGTAATAAATATTCTTTTTCGCTCTGTCTCCTTTATCTACGTTAGTTAGCCATGTGGCTTTGAAAGACATCTTCGCAGCAATTGCTTGTAAGCGAACGATTTCTACTTGTGCAACGTTAAGAGGAATATCTGGCTTAAGAATTACCTTAGCAATAAAGGTAAGAGCGGTAGTCAGTTCTTCATCATTCATAAAGTCAGCAATCTCTGTGAGACCATTGACCTGTTCAATTGTTGTTTGTTCCATTTAGTATCCTTAATGTTGTAATTCTATTATACACTATTAGGCGGTAGTTGGTCAAGTATCATCTCTAGTAGAGACAACTCAATGACTGCTAATCTTGTTTTAATACCGTCCTCGCCAAGGACAACTACAATTGCTGGATTATCGTTATTACGAATAGCATCTGTAGTTGCCTTAGCCCAAACATCTTTATTCAGGGTAAAGGACTTGCCAACCTCTTTAAAGTCAACAGTGAAGCCTTCCCAAGAAGCATCGCCTTTATGAGTACCCCTGCCAGAGTTCTTATGCTGTTTAGCACCGATACGCTTACTCTCGCTTTTCTCGCTCATAATCTTTCTTCTTCTTGGTCTCAAGGCTTACTTCGTTTAGATGTTTGTCTGGACACATCCAAGTTATTAGTTTATCTGATGGATATACTCTTACAGATTTAACTTCTACCCTGCAGGTGTGGCAAGGAAATTTACCTGGATAAACTGTATATTTACCCATTCATAACCTTAGCCTTAATATCGTCTTGTAGGTCTAGGTCTTCACGAACACGAGCCACGAACTTATCCCTACCCTGCAATTTACTTCCGTCTGGTAGAATATACCAAGCACCTGTACGCTCTACAATACCCATCATCTCTGCAGTATCAACCAAATCACCAATGCTGTCAATGCCAACATCACCTCGGAAATAAAAATCGTACTCTCCAGATTGGAAGGCTGGCGATGTCTTGCTAAATTGGATTTCCCAACGAATCTTCCTACCAATCTTTTCCTCAATGAGTTTATCGCCAACTGCAATCTTGCCTTTAATTGCTTGATTGTCTGATTCGGAAGAGAATAACTTGATAACCGTTGATGAATAAAACTTAGTAGCCTGACCACCAGAAGGCTGTTGACTAGTATACATAGCAGAAATATTGTTACGAGATTGCGAGATAAGAACCAAAAGGGTTGGCTTAACTTTGTTATTAGCATAATTAAGCATCTTCCAAGCGTTGCTAAAATCTCTAGACTCCGCACCAATTTGTTTAGTGTTTTCCAACTGTTTAAGTTCATCAGTATCCTTTTCAAAATAGATAGCAGGTAGCAGAGATGTAATTGAATCAACTACAATGATATCTACTCCAGCATTCATTAGGTTTGTTCCTACATCAACCATTTCATTAATAGTTCTGGCTTGTGATACTATAAGGTTATCTGTATCTACCCCAAGTCTCTTAGCCCAATCTTCTGAGTATGACATTTCAGCATCAATCCAAGCACACAACTTGCCTTCTTCTTGTGCCTGAGCAATCATCTGCAAGCATAGCGATGACTTGGCAGAAGACTTACTTCCCCAAATCAAAACTTGTCTGCCTAGTGGTAACCCACCATTGAGTGCACGATTAAGACCAAAACTAGGAGTTCCCTGGTACTCAGTTTTAAACCCAACACCGTTAGTCAAACGCTTACGGATGCGTGGGTCTAATGCTGCCATTGCCTCTTCGATAGTAGTCATTAGAAACGAACCCCATGTCTTTCTGGTCTAGACTTATTGTAGCCAGTCTTCTTTTCAAAAGCATCGTCAAGACTGCCATTGACATACTCAAACTCACGCAGACCTGCATACAGGTCAAGGGTGCGAATGATAATGTCTGCCATCTCGTCTGCTACTTCTTCTGGACCCTTGGACTTGCGAATTGCTTCCATGACCTCAACCGCTTCTGACACAATCATCATTAGTTGTTTAGTCATAAATATATCCAAGGATTCCTTGTCATCATTGTTATAGGCAATGCTCCAGAAACCTTTTTCTACTGCTGTTTCGTGCAGGTCTTTTGCTACTTCATCAAACATTGAACACATCCTCCATAATTATTGTTCCATCTTTAGTTTTACCCAAAGAGAATTTATATACATTTCCTTCATCAATCTTCATATACGCTTTAGAGAAAGATGTAGGAAATACTGTAACGCTATGCATCTCACGACTAGCATCTGCTAGAACTAGAGAAGCCATCTTTTTACCAGCCTTAGTTACCCTGGGCTTAAATGATACTACAAAAAGTTCATCTTCTTTGTAGGGCAACTGACGGAAGTTTAGAATCTTAATCAATCCAGATGGATTGCCTTTAATTTCATCTGCTGGAATTGCTGTAACGATTCTATTATCGCTTGCTAGAACTATGTAAGTTCTACCTGCTTCGATAGTAGTGTTCTCGTCATCAAAGATTCCAGTGCTACCAGTTCTGTCAAGAAGTTCCACTCTAGACCAGCCCTTGCCACGCTTGATGCTCTTAATCATTCCCATAAGAACATAAGCACCCTTTTCTTCGTACTCTTCAACATCGTTTATGAATGCGTGGTAGTGTTGCGGAATAGAAGTATTGAACTCTGGCAAGTTTAGATACTCATAAAGGTTCTCACGAACTTCTTCATCGTTTCTAGGTTGGTCATGGAACGTTGCAGCACCTACAAGGCGTAGAGCCTGTAGTGCACGACTGTTAACGCCATTGCCTTTACCAAAAGTAAACTCTTCTAGTTCTTTGTATGAAGCAAACGGTCTAGCATCAATATACTTATTAGCAATGTTATCACTAATAAACTTAATAGATGATAGTCCGAAGCGAATGCCTTTACCTTCGATTTTAAAGTCAACATCTGAATCGTTAATGTGTGGAAGACGAACAGGAATACCCATACGCTTTGCTTCAATCAGGTATTCAGTACGAGCATCTTTATCACTTTCATTCTTGAGCAATGAATACATGAACTCAATAGGGTAGTAATACTTCAGCCATGCTGTCCAGTAAGAAACTGTTGAGTAAGCCACAGCGTGAGACTTATTGAACGAATATCCAGCGTGTGCTTCAAAGTCTGTCCAAAGGTCTTCGGAAGCGTTAGGCGACAAGAATCTAGAAGCACCCTTTACGAACCTATCCTTGAAGACATCGAACTCTTTAGCATCTTTCTTCTTACCAATAATCTTACGAACCTTATCCGCTTCGGCCATTGTCATACCGCCAAGTTCCACACAGGCAAGCATAACTTGTTCCTGATACAAAATACATCCATAGGTCTCTTTTGTAAATGCTTTTAGAACTTCGTGTTTGTAATCAATGTTTTGTTTACCATGCTTACGAGCAACATAGTCTTTACCGATTGTGTTCATAGCACCTGGACGAACCAAGGCGTTAGAAGCAGCCAACTCACTAAAGTTTTTGATACCCATCTTCACAAGAAGATTCGTGTATGGTGTTGCTTCACACTGGAAGACACCCTTAGTGAATCCATCTGAAAGCATACGATAAACATTTGCATCTTCCATATTAAGTTTATACAGGTCAACGACATCTCCAGAACGTTCCTTGATGATAGCAAGCGTGTCCTGAATAACAGATAGGGTCTTTAGACCCAAAGCATCAATCTTAATCAGACCAATACGTTCTGCTTCTTCCATGTCTACCGCTACTACTGGAATACGTTCCTTGCTACCTGGAGTTGTTCTAGTCTCCAATGGTGCATACTTAAAGATAGGTTCTTTAGCAGTAACCACACCAGCAGCGTGAATACCAGTACCACGAATACGACCACGAAGTTGTTCACCATAGAGTTCAATCTCTGGATACTTCTCACGGAACTCCTGAGTAGACTTAGCCCTTAAGTAGTCATCCCAGTCATCAACAAGTTTGAGAACCTTGTTCACATCTGCTAGTGGAATGTTTAGTACACGAGCAATATCTCTAATCATACCTTTACCCTTGAACTCAAGGAATGTGGCGATAGAAGCAACGTGTCTATACTGTCTAACTAGATAATCTTTGACATCTTCACGTCTTGAATCTTGGATGTCAGTATCGATATCTGGGAAGTCATTACGTTCTGGATTAATGAAACGGAAGAACAAAAGACCATGCTCAATAGGGTCAATGTCAGTAATGCCCAAGGCATAACAAACTAGAGAACCAGCAGATGAACCACGACCTGGACCAACCATAATGCCTTCTTTCTTAGCCCAGTTAATCATGTTACGAACAACTAGGAAGTAAGGAGCAAAGTTTTTATCCTTGATGATTTGAAGTTCTTCTTCAGCCCTAACGTGATATGCAGGGTCAGCACCAACACCACGAGAAGTCAATCCTTCCATAGCAAGTTCATAAAGTTCTTGGTCTGGATTTTGATACTGTGCTGGCAGCAAGTCTAGGTGGTCTTTAATGTTGTAGTCTTCAACCTTATTCATAATCTCAATAGTGTTGTCGTACATGTCCTGACGAGTGATACCCTGGGCTTCCATAGACTTGTGCATCTCTTCATCAGAGAGCAGGTGAATCTCATAATCTCTAAAAGTAATCTGGCGGTCAGCACCATAAAGGTAATCCAACTTATCCATAAGATTATCGTAATCCTGAGTACCAGCAAAGGTTGCATCTTTCTGAACCTTATTTGAATAAGTGTTTAGGATTAGTTTAAGTTCCTGAATCTCACGCTGTTCTGGACCAGAGTGGTGGCAGTCAGGTGTGACGATAGGTTTGATACCGAACTCATCTGCAAGAGCAAGAATAGTTTTGTTAATCTCTGGTGGATTATGTGGCATAACTTCGATGTAGTAGTCATCTCCAAAAGTTTTCTTAGCCCACTGTAAATGTTCTTTTGCAGCAGCAAAGTCATCTGCTTCAATTGCTTTAGCAAGGAAGCCAGATAGACAGCCAGAAGTAATGATTAGACCTTCTTTATACTTCTCTAGTGAAGTCCAGTCCATACGAGGCTTCTTGTAGAAACCCTCAGTCCAAGCAATCTCGTTTAGTTTATTTAGATTCTCAAGACCTTTTTCGTTCTTAGCAAGAATGATTAAGTGATTGTATACAAGGTCTAGGGGAGTGTCTTCACGGTCTTCTTTGTCTCTCTGGTCAAAGCGGTCTTGTGCAATGTATCCTTCGACACCAAGAATTGGTTTGATACCCTTTTCAATAGCGACACGATACATTTCACGGTGTCCAGATAGTGAACCGTGGTCTGTGATAGCGATGGCTGGCATTCCAATTTCGATTGCTCTGTCCACATATTCTTGTGGTGTTGCTATGCCATCAAATAGCGAGTAGTGAGTGTGAACGTGCAGTCCAGCATAACTCATATAAAATTTTCCTTAAAGTTTAGAGCAGTGGGGGCAGAGAGCGAATCGTCTACCCCCACCACGATTAATTGATTACCAGTCTTGGTTACTGGATGTTAGAGATGGAGCATCAAAACCGAAGTAGAAATTCTCCTGCTCTGCATAAGCCACTTCACGAACAACCTTTTCAAGATTGAATGGCTCAATGCCATCGAAGTTGAAAGGTTCTGTGTCTGGCTTTGTTGGAAGCAATGTGTAGTTGGTTTCAGTTCCCTGACCATTACGCTTAATCTTCCACTCTAGGTTCGAGATTGAACCAGTCTCAATTGCATACTCACGGAGATTTCCGAAAGCAGACTGCTTTGAGATACCCTGTGACCATACAGCCACATAAGGTGCTTCAGTACCATCATCGATAATGACGTTACCATACCAGCGAAGACGTGAACGCCATCCGCTCTTGGGTTCTTTACGACCCATTTCACAACCATAGCAACGACCCTCAGAGTCGATTGTACAGACTGCTTTACGCTTGTAGTCCTTTGGGTTAGTGTGTTCTGCGATTACCACAGACAGTCCACGACCCTCGTTGTAGTTTGCTGATTCTGTATCTAGTTCTTCAACGAAACGAACCTTTGCAGATTGTCCGTCAGCCAACTTGACCCAACGAACTTTCTGACCATTGTTTTCATATTTTGGCTTATCCATAATTGCACCGATATCTTTTAGCCCTTTAATTACGCTCATAATATTCTCCTTATGTTTTCTTAGCGGTATACTAGTTTAGCATACTGGCAATAGTTTTGTCAAATGATTCGTCAATATTTTTAATTGCTTCATCAGACATGTCGCCAATATCCTTATATTGTTTATCTATTTTAATAACAGTAACACGAGAGCCAAGACGTTCCACAATCTTATCTTTCATATTACCGCCAGCCTCATCGTTATCAGCAATAACAATAACGTTATTAAAATACTTAATGAGTAGGTCTGTTTGGAAACTGGATACGTTTGCACCCAGAGTTGCTACCGCTGGAAAACCACATTGGTCTAAACGGATAGCATCAAATGATGATTCAACTACATAGACTTTGCCAGCAGTCTTTACACGATGTATGTTGAATAAAGTTTTTGACTTTGGAAGTCCTGGAGTGTTCTTAAATTCTTTACCCTCGATAGAACGACCAACGAAGCCCACAGGAATTCCGTCTGGGGAGTGTACAGGTATAGTTACCATATCTTGTTTCTCTGAGAAACCAAGTTGGAACTTTTTGATAGATGTCTCATTGATTAATCTACCATCGTAGTATCTGGTTGCTCTTGGAGATTCTAATGCTTGCTGGTTTAATCTTTTAATCTGCAACTCGTCATACGGAACATAGTCTGGCTTCTGGACAAGTGTCTGGTTAATCTGATAGGAAAGGTCAGTCTCCGTTTCCTTAGACTTGATGTAGCGAACAGATTCAAAATAGGTTCTAGCAGATGTATGCATAATTAAAGATGGTAGGTCGCAGACATGGTGGCAGGAAAAGCAAAAGAATAGACCAGAACTTTTATCTACTTCACCAGCAGGTGAGCGATAGTTGTTATGAAAAGGACAGAAGATAATGTAATCAGAATCTACTTCTGATTCGATTGTGATGCCTGACCCTGTGATAACTCTTTTAATTTGTTCTTTTGAGTAGGAACTATGTGTGTTCCGTCTATTCCCTTTATCCATAATGCCTTATTCTTTCCTATGTATGTTCCGTATACGGTTAATGTAAACTCGTAATAATCTTTTTCGCTATTATATTTTATCGTAAATTGTGGTTCTATGTCAAGCCTTGGCACATAACCCAATTCACACATCTCAAGTGTCTTGAGTCTCACAAGTTCTAGGCGAAGTCTGCCAATAGCGGCATCATTCTTGATGATACCGTCAAAGGTAAAGTTCTTAATAGGTCTGTGATATATATTGTCCACATTCTATTATAACTAGTTATCTTCAAAATCCTTATAACGATAGTAGCCCTTGTCAAAATCTACCTGAACTAGGAACTCGCCCATAAAACCATTACGGTTCTTACGGAACACACACTCTAGAATGTCTGAGTTTGTTGCACGACCTAGGGCTAGAACCCAGTCAGCATCGTATGCAATCTGGCGAGACCAAGCAGTTTGTCCCAAGGTAGGAACTGTGTCCAACTTGGTAACATCGTCTGGTGTAGCAGATGAGATAGAGATGATAGGCATTTCTTCAGAGATAGCCATCAACTTTAGTTCACGAGAAAGGTTCTTCATACGGACAGTTTCATTATCGGACTTCTGGTTAGGTGACATCAACTGTAGGTAGTCAACAATAACTAGGTCAGGCTTGTACTGGTCAATCTTACCACGAATAACTGACGGAGTTACTTCTCCACCGTTGTCGTTAGAGATGATGTGAAACTCTGGTTTACCAGCAAGTTCTTTTGCATGCCAGCGTTTTAAATCTGCAATCTCTACTTGACCATTGCTAAGTTTACGATGTGACCAAAGACCCTCACCCATGATAGCAAACACACGATTACGAACTTCTGTCTCTGACATTTCAAGTGAGATGATTAGCGGTGATTTGCCTTGCTTCCATGCTTGAACTGCCATGTAAAGAGCAAACCAAGACTTACCAATTCCTGGATAAGCAAGGAACACACCCAACTGTCCTGGAGTAATACCAGCAGGAAGATAGTTGTCAAATCCTGGCAAACCAGTCTTGATACCGATTGAACCTAGTTCATTCTGACGAGCAAGGTTCTCAAAGTATGCAACAGCAGAATCAATATCAGTGGCATCAATGTCACGGATAACTGCTGTGTTCTTCTTTAGTTCCGATGTCTTCTGGATTAGGTCTTCTAGTGCCTTAGTACCCTGACCTGCTTGAACATCTGAAGCAGTAGTTCTAAGAACATCCTTTAGACTATCATTCAAAAACTCAGCCTGTAGTTCTTCTAGGTGATACTTGGTAGCACCAACACCATCAACTGGAGAGAAGTCACGAAACTTATCTACAACCAAAGATACTGGTGGAACTGTTCCATTAGTTTCAGAGTAGTTGCGGATGAAAGTCCAAATATCATTGTGGGTTCTTAAGATGTTGTCTACGTTTGCCTGTAGCAAAACGTGAACTTGTTTGTCTGCCAATACAGCAGAGATTAGTTTTGATTCTGTATTATTCACTTAGCCATTCCTTCGCTTTGAGCCTACGTTCTGCTCGTTCCTTGTTGTCTTGTTCTACTTGCTTACGCTTGTAAACAATGTGGTCTGCATAATTTGCAAAGTATTTCCATGATGGGTTTTCAGATACATCAAAGTAGTACTGGAGCAGTTCATAGCATTCTGGTATGCCATAGGATTCAATGAGTGCATCAGCAGCCCACTGCTCAACATTTAAATTTAAAGATGGCTTTTCTTCGTACTTTGCAGTATGTAGTTTACTGTAGCGACTAAGCAAAGCCATGCGGTCTTTGCGTTCAGCCATTACTTATTGTCAGCCTCTTCTAGAGATTCTTTAACCTTTTCAGACAGTTTTTGCTCAACAAACGCATACACACGTTCAAAAGCCTCTGCTGTATTTTCTCCATTACGCTTGCTATCTGATACAGATAGGTCAATACGCAAGGATTGAAAGTTACCTAGGTTAAGCGTATAGCCTAGCCCTACCGTAACCTTAGTCTCATCGTTATTCATACCCAGTGTTCCTTTCAAGAACTAAATTGATTCATTCCAGATAGGCACAAATCTGCCATCTTCTGTCTTTGTATAAACCAGTATACCATCGCCCATACGCCTTGTCAACTCTTGTTTTGTAGGTGTTACATCGTTGGTTATTAGTTTATCTTTTCTTGGTCTACCGTGGTGGTAGGATGCTAGTATATCACGAATTTCCCTTACCTGTGATTCGGAATAGTAAGAACGGACCTGCCAGCCCCTCTCTCCGCCCTTCTGTGACCCCATAGGGAAGGGAATAACACCTTTTAGCATTAATGCTGGCATATACTTCTTGTGCCTGTTTACGAGGCTTGCAGCCTGTCCTACGGTGTATGCTCGTTCTCTGTTTTTCTTAAAATCACTAACTAAACAACTTTCAATCTGGTCAAGTGTAATATTATAAACAGACATTATGCCATTAGAATTGTTCATGTGATATACACGGACTAGATTTCCATTTAGAAACCATACTTTTTTATTCCCTGGAATAACAGGAGAAGCATTGTACTCTTCCATTGTCTGGGCAGCCATTATACTCCAATAGCAATAACGTTTAGGTCAAGTGTTGTAAAACCGTTTGTGTCAAAATCTATCTTATAAGATACGGTAGTTGTGTTTACTGCAGTAATAGTTAGATTTGCTTTTACTGTTGTGCTACTTCTAGAAACCAATGTTGCAGCAACTACTGGAACCTGTGTAAACGCTGTCTTAAAAGTAAGAGTTCCAGTTTCTGAAGATGTTTTTGAAACCTTTTTAGCCGCTGATACAGCATTGATTGTCCTTGCTTGAATCTTTAGGTTAGAAGTTTTTTGTGCTGGAAGGTCTTGGATATTAGATGAACCACTAGACGCTATCTCTTTATTGATGTCGATGAGAGAGGAAACGATGTCATAGATGTACTGGGTATCGATAGGTTGCCCATTGCTTGGTAGTGAAGGTACTTTTGCCATAACCTAATTATACCACATTAGAGCCTAAGAGATGTTACTACACCATTGTTCATTGCTGCAGTAGAAGTCAATTTAAGGCTAACAACATCTACATAATCTGCAATCTTGACCTCTCCTACACCTAAAGATACTGTTGAAGTTGGTAATGGGCTGCTAAGTCCATAAAGTGTAGCACCAACATAGTTAACACCGTCAGCATACTGGAGACTCATTCCTCCTAATGTTGCTGTAAAGGGTGCTGTAGTGGTTCTACCAGAAATTGTTCCATATACGTCAAAGAAGGTTGACTGTGCTTCGGAGATAGATAGTAGTGCATATGGGTATGGATGTGAGTTTCCAATGTTTGACCTTTTTGATGTAGCCGCATTTAGCATTGCTTGGACATACATTGGCTTATACCAATATTGCTCTATTGAGTTTGTTCCGTCCGAAGTTGCCCCAGATACCAAACCAGACTGTGCTACAAATTCGACATATCCGCTTACAGTATGTGCTTTTGACGGAGAAGTTTTTGTTCCAACTCTAATATCTGTTATTGTTCCAGCAGTTGGTGTATAATCGGAAGATATTTTTATAGAGGTACCTGAAAGTTGGGCTGTAACAATAGCATTATTTTTTCCAAGAGAACCTGTTCCAGCAGTTGCAGTTATTTTTGCGTCAATTACAAGTGGAGTTACTCCAGACATTCCAGTAATTGTTGCACTATAATTTCCTGCAGTTCCTGTAATGCTTCCAATAGTTCCAGTTGACGATATGATTGTTGAATCTGCCTGTAATTCTGAAACTAATATTGTATTGTTTTGATAATCTACCTGAGTAATTCTTGCATCCGTGGCAAACTCTCCATCACCAGACACTTTTTGTAAAATCATTCCTGGAACTATTCCAGCCTCAAAGCAACTCTCTCCTTCTGAAAGTTTTATAAGATAATCACCTGCGGTAATAGTTGCAGAAACCTTGTTTGATGTCATTTTTCTATTGAATTCAAAATTTTTATTGCTTGTTGTTCCAGCGTACTCAAAATCTGTCCACCCATGGGTTCTTGAAATATTTCTTAATGTTCCTGCTGTCCATGTAGAATCGGATGAAATGTTGAAAACGTTTGTTACTAATGTATAAGATGTGATTGTTAGCAAATTATTTATTGCCCCTGTTCCTGGTCCAGCATAGAGTTTGATAACACTGTTTCCAAGTTTTTCAATTAATGTTTTTATGGTTGCTCCAGTATTCGTACTACCAACACCGCTTAGAGTAATAGTTCCTGTATATGGACCAGCACCAGATGGAGAACTTATAGTTGCAGTTTGACTTTGATAAGCAAATATTTTCCAACATGTAAATATGTCAAAGTTTTTGATGTTTGAGTTTGTCGGTGTATTCCATGAGTAGCGATACAAGTCTTGGTCTGGAACATGGGGACTTGTTGTGCTTGCAATTTTTTGTGAAATTACTTGGTCAATTTGGCTTTGTATAGATTTAGATGCTCCACCAGGTGTTCTTGAATACGCACTTTGATTGTTTGATGACCTAGAAGCCTCCCAAGATGAATATCCATTAGACTGTGCTAAGGTTATGTTGTTTCCATAAGAATCTTCAAGTTGGGCAATCTGCATAGGAGACCATTCTGACACCTGTTCGCTGTCTGTGCTTTTTAGCCTATATCTAAAGCCAACACCAGCAAATTCATTATTAGCAATAAATTTATCTATATCGGATAGTGGGATTATTACTTTTTTAGACATTTCCAGATACCCCAACAAAAAGTCTAAATTCAACTAGGTTGTTTGTACCCGAACTTTTTACAAGTGGATATTCTTATGTTTTTACAAGAGTATATCCAACTAAGCCATAGAGTGGATTTGCGTTTGACTTGTTTTCAAATCTAATAGCGTCTAGTGCAATTGCGTAATCTGTTACTTGTGTGCCACCATAAGTTGTTGCATTCTCTATGCCAGCATAAATTCTAAGTGTAGACACATTTTCCCAACTAAAGTTTGTTGTTCTTGAAGAGAATGTTGCATCATTCAGGGACAAGGAAAGTACCTCATATCTATTTGTAGATGCTAGTGTCGATGAATCTGTCTGTCTATAGTGATATTTTGCAGACTCGGTACCATTGGCTGTAATAAACTGTAACATAATATTTAAACTTTTTGGTGTCTGTGATGGTGCTGACACAGCATTAATTAATGAAAATGCAACCTTTAGTGTGTCAATATCTGCGTTATTTTTGCTAAGGTCTAATCCAAAGTTATTCAGTTGTATGTAGTTTGCTGTAGATGCTGGAGTTAAATCACCAGTAAAGTCTGACATGTCTCCATCAATTATGGTTATGTCTTTTAAAAATCTCGGTCTTTCTTGTCTTTGAACTCTGTCTACAATAAAGAATGGATTATCTGAATTTGTTTGAAAGGCTTTTTCTGTTACTGTAATATTGTTTGTAGAGTCAGTTATTGTTGAATAATAAGGTATGTCAGAATAAGTTGCTGTTGAGTTAGTAAAATATTTCCAAGACTCTGCGGTTGTTAGATTTGTTACTGTTCTGCTATCCAAACCATTTGAATATTGATTTGAGTAACTTGGATAAAGTCCCAACTCTGTTATTTCATATCTCTCTGACAGAGGAAGTTCTGCAGTAAAAACAATTTGTGGAACATAACCAGAAATTGTTATCGAATCTGTATCTGTTTGAGGAACTGTTCCTCCTTCTGTATCATCTACAGTGATTGTTATAGATGTTGCTGCAGTAACTACATGTGTTCCATTTGCATAGGTAGTTGGGTCTCCACTATTGTTAAATCCAGAGTGACCGCTTACTACAATTGTTTGACCAACAACAAATTGATTATTTCCTCCATCTGCAATTGTGAATATAAAAGTTTCTGATACTGCCTGTACTGAAGAAAAACTGAGAGTAATTTTTTCTGATGAAAGGCTTCTAGAAACAATTGGATACCTATCCATTTCAAAATCTAGTTCTGTTTTGTTTCTATAGTCTGCCGAATCTAAACTTGGCAAAGGTCCGCAGCCAATGGCAATGTGCGAAGCAAACGAAGATGTTTGCCCTATTAGGTATTTTGCTAAGATGTCTCTGCCTGTTGAAGTAATCATGGTATCTATCTAATTATAGCATATCAGGGTGTGTCCCAGGATATAATCTCTACCTCGACATAGAAGTCTTCCGCAGCATCCTCAAATTCAATTATGAGATTTTTCCAGTTAGAATCTATGTATGCTGATGGATTGTCTATCTCAAAATTTGCGTTTAGACTTAAATCTAGTTGTGGAAGATAACTGTTTAAATTAATATCTATGTTTCCCAGGGTAGATAGCATTCCGTCAGATATGTTTAAGATATTAAACGGACTGTATCTTTCAGATACCTCGTAAATGTTGCTGATTTCAGATGAGTTACTATTGTAAATAGAATCCGATGACTGGCTTATTAGTTCCTGTCCACCAATCTCCTCAAAGATTACACCAACCATGTAGTCAACTGGAACATCATCTGTATCTATAAATAGGTTTGATGTAGCAATTTTTACTGGTTCTTTCTTATTGTAACCTAGAACCGTTTTCTTTGGTGGTTTTGCATCTTTACCAGCCATTATAGCACCTCACTTAAGTATAGAGTCATTGATGGTCCATTAGAACTGCGGCTATACTCAGTGTGATAGACAACGAATCTAGAGTTTGGTAGTTGCTGTATGCCATCAATCTCGTAGTCAATAGTAACTATGTCACCCAACTGAATCATTGGGTTTGCAAATATTTCAACACAAATAGACTTCTTAGGAACCATAACCTTATTTACCATCCAGTCCATTAGAGATGTTGCCATATCTATATTTTGTATATATGTTCCCTCAATTGTAAAATCATTTCTTCCATATGTGCTTACGCTATTCTGGATATCTACATACTTGCTATTTAGTTTAGTATAGTTATTGTAGTTGTTTAGGCTACTGGCGTTGGTAAAGTATTCTTCTACTGTCAGGTCGTGAGCAGATTGCTGTGTGAATGTAATACCCTGGATTCTCAAATAGTTTCCACTAGATTCATCTAGGTTTAGTGCAAAATCAGTTACGTTGAAAACCAAAAACTCTGCTCCATATGGGTTAGCCCTAAATCCAGAAACAACATACCCTTGCTGCTCGTTAAAGGTTGGAGATATCTGAGAATAAAGTGCAGGATATGCTTTGTCATACCTAACATTGAAGTAAGAGCACTCTCTCATAATTGTTCCAAACTCCTCATAGTAAAGTTCTTTAGTCTTCTGAGTGGCTGCACCAATACCGTTTAGGTACGAATCTATGACGGTTGGATTTAAGAGATACTTCTTCCATGCTTCAGAACTAAAAGATTCTTTTGTTTCTACTCGTGCATACAGTGGAGAAGATGTCTTTTCAAACTGATTAAATTGATTATCTTGTATTGCGTAGACATGCTCAAACATTGAACTACCGCCACCTCTAACAAACAAAGCAATATTTTTGGTATTTTGGGTAACTGGTATTGGGTCTGTATCTGTAACAGTTGCTACTAATTTATTGTCTATGTATAGGTGGAAGTTTCTTCCATCTGAAACCTCTTCTGTTTTTACACACAGGTCGTATACTGTGGATACTTCTTTACCAACAATTTTTCCTATGCCAGGGAATGAGCCATCGTCAACAAGAATTGGTGCAGTTCCATACCACAAGGTTACTGGAATTGCCACGTTATTGGTAGCATCTTTCAGAACTTTATAGAAGTAAAGATTTGGAATATTTTCAGAGTTTTTGTTTTCTCCAGACTCTTCAGATATGCTTTCTCTGCTTAGTGCTAGGATTTCAAAGTAGTATCCTGTGTGGGTATTTGTTGTTGTGTCTAGGTTAATGGCAATACCGCCTCCAGTTCCATAGATGTTTTTCTTATCGCTAGGACTGTCTATGATGTCTGCACCAATTGCTTCTTGGTTAAAGGTTTTCTTGTCATCATCGTTTTCTGTTCGCTTTCCCAAAACTCTCATTCTTGTACCAAAAACATTTGCTGATGGTACCGAACCAGAATAGTTTTTAAAAACATATGAAAGATAGTCATTTGAATTACCAGTTGTTTTTTTAACACCGTCAATGATTAATGCTGAAGACTTTATAGAGCCATTCGGCTTTACTTTATCTGTTGTTGTAGTAGACGGTGCTTCAGTAAAGTATGATGTGTCAAACATATTTTTTGTTGTTCCGCTTGTGGTTGGTTTTGCAGTTAGTGTACCTATGCTTGCAACGGAAAGAGTTTCTATCTTCCTATCTACAACAGTAATTGTCTGACCAGCAACGCTACCAGTTAAATTTTTATTTAAAGTAATAGTTGTATTTGTTGTTGATTCAATAACGCTGTCTGACGCTACGTTGGTTCCACTTACAAGCCAACCAACCTTCATACCTTTAGTATCTCCAGAAGTAAGAGTAATTACTTTCTGAGAACCCGACCCTGTCACGCTTGTAAGAGTGTATTTAGTCTGAGTATATTCGTGATTATTTTTAAACAACCATTCGGACTTCATTGCAAATGCTTTTGCGTTTGCTGATTGGAGCCATTCATTTGAAGAATCTAATACTGAATGTGTTGCAGGAACAAGTGCTTTTGTTACTGGGTCGTATACTCCAGTACCGAATTGCATTCTTCCATGCTTTGCAACAGTACCTTCTTTGATAGTTCCATTTGCATTAAAGTCTGGTTCTGCATAAATCTTTACTCTACCTGTTGGGAAAATTTTTCCATTAAACTTAACTTTTGCAAAATACTTTTGATAGTCATCTACATTTTCAATCCAAACGTTTGTTGTTTCTGGAGCAATGGAGAATACGATGCTTCCACTTGTAGCGTTGTTTACTGATACGGTAACTATCTTTCTATTTCTATCTATTCCTGTAATCTTGCATTGTGCACCAAATGCTCCAGTACCGCTAGTTTTTGTTAGTACTTGACCAACAGATAGGTTATAGATATTTCCAGTAGTAAGAGTAAAATAGTTTTGTGACGAAGTAAGTGTTGCCTCTAGTCCAGAAATAACGCTACCTTGAACAGCATGTTCAACTCCCTTATACTTTATGATTTCTCCATTTGCATAAAGGTATCCTTCATATCTGGTTAGCCAGTAGATTGATTCTCCAAAGTCAATGATGTTGTCTATGATGCTTCCGCTGCTTACTGTTGGTAATGTTCCTGGCAGGGTTGTGTTTAGTGGTAAAGCACTTAAAGCATAACTAGACTGATTACCAACTTCTTCGTTAGTTGGTCTTAGGATGTCTGTTCCAGATACCTCCCACAACAGGACAGGCTTGTATTTGAATGATTGAGCACTATTCAAGAAAGACGCTTCTTTAATTGTTCCATAAGACTTTTGAATATATTTATTTGAATAAGTAACCTTACCACCGTTAAAAATCTGATTGTCTTCTGATGTCAGGGACATGATATTTGCTAACTGAGAGTTGGTGGCTGACGGATTGTTATACTCATTTCTGAAAGCATTATCCCTTTGGAAGTCCCTAGTTCCATAAAGTACTATGTCTGTTGCCCTCTGTTCTGATGTTGGCATTATGTAGTTTCTTGACATTGCAATAAGGTTATTGTATTCGTCAAAGAACATGGCTGTCTGTGTAGATTTAGCAAGGTCATTAAGAACATCTGAAACGTTAGTGTCTGGGGCAATGTAGAAGTATGGAATAACGTCATCTTTTTCATCTTCATTCCTGTAGAACTTGTAGTTTGAGAATCCTATGTTATCTAGTAGCGTGGCAATTGCTTTACTTAGTTTAACATTTTGCATTAGCAAACTTGGGGCAGTAATAGATTCGAAGTGGAAGAATAGGTCTCTGAGGTCTAGATTAAGTGACCTGTCTTCTTTACTTACATTTGGAAAACCATCTACATACATTGTTTTAATGGGAACAAAGTAGTCTTGAATTGTTGTAGTTCTGTTGTCTATAATTTGTTCATAAAACTTAAACTGCAAATTTTTAGAGTTGATGTTGTAAATTATACTTCCTGTGATATCTCCGCCAGACAGCACAAGTTCATTGTATGGATTGAAGGCTTGGTCATAGTCAAACAATGATAGGTTTCCTGTTGCAGCAGATAGTTCTCCTACTGGAATTCCAGTGTTTCCAATATCTGACGCTATCTTTGTAATAGAGTATTCTTTTGTTCTGTCTGAGAAATTTGCAACAAGTCTAGGAGACATCTCTATTAGTTCAAATATTGCATCTCTCTTACTCATAGTATTGACTACAACCCTAATACCCTTGATAAATTGAAACTCTCTATATGTAGCGTCATAAATAGTTGTTGGCGTTCCGTAAAAGTCTGGCGATGTTAAATTATTTACTTTAGATGTCTGAAGAGTTTCGTCTTCTTCTTTTACATACCAACCATATACTGGAACAAATTGGTCTGTTGTCCAGTCAGTTCCATCCCAAACGTAGTATACACCTGTTCCTGCTCCTGGAACTAAGTAGGCATCTCCTATGTTTGCACTAACTGGCAAAGATGCTTGAGATGGATACTGACCAAGGTCTCTGAATCCTTCTGGCAACGTATTGGTAATTCCATAAGCAAGTTCTACATATCCGTCAGAGCCAACAATTCTTTTTCCTGTTGACCTTGTAGATGAACTTGTAAATACTTTAGCGTCCTGCCAAACTTCGTTTGAGTCAAGATACTGAATCTTCCAGTCTTCTGGTGTTTCTTGATTTACTAAAGCACCTGTATTTGATGGGTCTTCATAGAATGGGTCTGAAAAAGTAGAGTTTGTTGACCTTGTAAAACTTCCACGGTCAAAGTCGCTTGCGTGTGTCTGCATCTTTACAACAAGCCTATTTGCAGGAACTAGTTTGTCGTAGACAACAAATGGTGCTGCATCTTCAATATAGAACTCTCCGCTTGTCTTTTTATTTTTTGCAATGCCTTTCTCTACCGCTGTAAAATCATTAGCGGTAAAAGATATGCTTCCAGATGCAAGACTTGACACAGAAAGTACAATCTGAAGCAACTCTGGATAAATATCTTGAATTATAGGATTAACTCCCAAAGTTCCAGTACCGCCTGTTTGTGTAATAGGTTGACCTTTAACAAGTCCTAAAGTTGAAGAAACTGTTAGTGTAGTTGACCCAGCAGTTGCTGTTCCAGTTAGAGCAATTGATGTTAGATATTTGCTACCCTCAACTCTATAAGAACTCCAGTACTTAAACTTGTCATCTTTTGAGGACAGATAATATCTTGGTTGCAAGAATAAATATTCATCTGAGAAATTAAGATAGTTATTCTTAAAATATCTAATCTTGTTAATTCCAGAACGTGGTCTAAATCTAGATATGCAGTCTGTCAAAGAGTAGAGAATTCTTTCTGTTTCATTCTTACTCATAAAGGTTGTTGGCTTTGATGTTTGTGTATTTAGTCCAGTATTGACAACTAGTTCAGAATCTGTAGCACCAAACCATCCTGCATTTCTTGTAGAAATAGTTTCTGTGCTTATGTATTTGTATGGATTTTGACTAGTTGAAAAGGTGATGGCACCGCTGGTAACGTGATTGACTGATACCGTTATTTGTGTCGCTGAATTAATTTGAGTAACAACTGGGCTTGCTCCGAATACACCAGTACCGCTTGTTTTTGTAAGTAGTTGACCAACTAAAAATACAGATGTATCTGCTACAGTAACTGTGTTTTGTCCAGACGTAATTGTTGCAGTCAATCCAGTAAATGTACTTCCTGGTCTATTTCTATAGTTTCCAAGTCTTAAAATGTTGTCTGAAAAGTTTAGATTCCATTCTGCCACAACCAATGATTGCAAACTAACAGAAGATGATTGCTCTAAATAGTTTTGTAGACTAGTGTTCTGGTACATTATACCTCTTCCAGCGTTACTGACACATTCCAAAAATCGTAATTAGTACCGCCACGCTTTACCACATTATAGTCAAAACTAGAAATAAACATTTCAATTACTTCATTGTATTCTGCTAGGTGGCTATACTGATTAGATGTAAAGTTACCTTTCTTGTCATATGCTAGAAATACATAGAATGAACCTGTGTGGTTTTGATACCAGTCAAGTAGTTCATTACCACCTGCACCACCGTCTACGGTGTATTGTGTTAGGTTTGATGTTGTTGTTGCACCAGTTGAGTCATTGAATTGTGGGTCAAGGCTGAATGCTCTTGATGGCAACATATCCCAAGATGTAGAAATAGTTAGTTTGTCAGCAACGTGGTATGAACGCATACGACCATTAATCATACGTTCACGCTTTTCAATACGTTCTGGTTTGAAAGATATGTCTTTTCTACTGTGGTCAGATAGAACAATGAAATCATCTCCAGCAGTTATTTGGTTTACCTCATAGCCCTGCGGAACATAAACATTGTTAGAAATAACTGGCGGAGCATCTGACCATAGCATAGCCTGTGGTCTACGATACTTTTTCCTACCTGCTAAATATACACTATCTGCCATTATAGAACATTGCTCCTAAGTCTTTGTGAGTCAACTCTCTTAATCTGTCTAAGAACTGCATCTGCAATATCGCTGGCATCTGAAGAGTTTGCATTGACTGTAATACTATAATTATACACTGAATCCGAACCTACGTTTCCTCTATTCATAGCATTTAGTTTTTTAGAACCTATTTGGTCTACCGCTGATTTACGCATAACAAATTCTCCTGGGGTAAGCATAGCAGGTACTGTATCTGTTCCGTAAATACCACCACCACGAGCATATCCCTTTGGAGCAACCATACCACCCATAGCATAATGTTTCCAGGACATAAAGTCTTTTGTACCGTCAACAGGTCTGAGACTATCGTTTTCAAATATGTCATAGGCTGTTCCAAAATATTGATTTAAAAACTTTACCTTATTTGCTTCTCCAGTGACCTTTAATTTTTTCATAAAATATATCAAAGTTTTTCTTGCATCATTTGTTGCCTTTAACTTGTCTCTTACTTCTTTTTCTTGTGCCTGATATGCGTCATATTGAGGTTTTAATTTTTCCTGATTTTCTGGAGTTATTTTTTCCCACTTAACCCCTTCAAGACCCATACTTTTAAGTTTATCTTTGTAGGCTCTTCTTGCGTTATCATAGTCTTGCTTGTCTGCAGTCCACGTTCCAAATTGACCAGTTCTACCATTTGTAATAATTAGGCTTGCTGCATCTTTTACAGCCTGTGGAATTGTATCCTTAATTGCTGCTTTTGCTTCTTCACCTGCTTTACTACTTGTGATGTCTCCACCATATTGAGGAGTATATTTATCTACATTAGTTTCTTTTGTTTGCAAGTCTTTAAACATTGAAACAAATTCGCTTTGCTCTGCTGGTTTTAGATTTTTATATATTTCTTGATAATTACCACTTTTTAGTGCTGTATTTAGTTCTAATAAACTAACACTTTTAAATTTTTTAGTAATTGCAGTTTTTGCTGTTTCTACTGCTGCCTCTGCCTTACCTTTGGCTTCCGTTAGACCAGCAACAGTTGCTGCCTTTTCTGCACTTTGGAAATTTGTAAGACTAAAAGCAGGTGGATTATTTTTAGGTGGATTATTTCCAGGTGGGGTTTTCTTAGGGTCTGTTCCGCCACCAGTAGTAGGACCACTACCATTTGCTCCTGGAAGACCAGCAATAGCCTTTCCGTTAGCAAGTTGTTCTGCACTAGCCTTAGCAGCAATCAGTGCATTCTTTCCAATCTCAACCTGACGGTTTAGTTCTATACGCTTGTGTTCAGCAATCTTTCCTGAATTGACTTCAATCTGTGATTCTAGGTCAGCACGAGTTACGGTCTTTCCCAAAATTGTTGTAGTAACAGTAGCAAGTTCTTGTTTACGAGCAAGTTCAATACTTTCTTTTGCCTCTTCTAATGCTCGCTTTTGATTATTTTGTTTTGCTGCCATTGCTGCTCTTGCAGCAGCCGCTATATCACCCTTAGAAAGAGCGTCAGCCAAAGTAAGAGTATCCTGCTGTTGCTGATTGTTTTTATCCTGAAGTTTGCCAATCTCGTCAAGAGCCTTGATGCGTTTGTCATACTTGTCGTTAATCTTCTTTTCTTTATTACCAATAACATCAAGACCAGCCTGATACAACTCATTGTCTTTAGCCATACGTTCTGCTGCTGTTGCTAATACATATGAAAGACCAAACTCTTGCATATCCTTAATTTGCTTCATCTTAGCAATAAGGATTCCTGCTCCTGCTCTAAGTTTTCCAGTAGTCTTATCAATGATTCTGTCTTGTTCTTCTGGGGTACCGCCCAAGAAATCATTAATAATTCCAGTATCAGCACCGTATTGCTTCATAAGGGCTGCCACACCAGACATTTGTGTAATGGCTGCTTTTCCATATCTCATAATAGCCTTGTATGAAGCATCCCAACCAACAGTTAGTTTCTGTTGCCAGTTAGCACCTTCACGAAGCATCTTAACATATGGGTCAAGGATAGATGGGTCTGGACCTTGTTTTTCAGCACCTGTGTCTGCATTAGGGTCTACTGTTAAGTCTTGCAACGCTCCTGCATCTGTTACTCTATTTGCCTCATATGCAGCATACTCTACCTTGAATTTTAAAATTTCTGTATCGCTCATATCTTTAGGCTTCAAATCTTTATACTTTTCGCTAATATAATTTATAATTGCTGGTTTTAGTTTAGCATCTGGAATATTTATTAACGAAGTAAATTCTGTTGTGTATATTAGTTTATTCTTTTTATCTTTAAGTTTGTCAAAATATTTATTAAACTTTACTAGGTTATCTCCCTTTAAGGCATTTGTTAATGCAGTATTATTTCCAGAAGCATTCATAATCGTTTCAATAGTGATTGTTTTCTTTTTATCCAATGCCGCAAACTGTTTATCTAATTGTTGTGCTTTCTTTAATCCTTCTTCACTGATATAGTATTCCAAAATAGATTGTCTTTGTGCGTCATCCATTTCATATACGCCAGTTGTTTTTTGTGCTAAACCAACTGCACTAGCAGCAGAGGCTATTTCCTCAGAAGTTTTTCCTTTTTGAGAGGTTACAAGAAGTTGACCCTGTTCTTTGGACATGGTTCCAGCAACTGAAAGTAACTGATTAGTTGCTGCAGCATTTGTTTGCAAAAGTTCTACAAGGTCTGCTCCACCTATACCCAAATTAGTTGCTGTCAATCCCTGTGTAACACCTAGATTTTTTGATGCAATCATTTGATTTATAAAAATTTCTTGGCTTTGGTCATACAAACTATCGGAATTCTTAACTCTTTGTGCAACTTCTTTTGCTCTTTCTTCCAAACCACTACCTTTGTATGCTGCCTCTACCGCTGTAATAGCAGACTCATTAAGGTTAGATTTGTTATTTGAAAACTGAATTTTATTAAATATATCTAGCAAAGATGTTTTGCTAGTTTCAGCCAAAGCATCTTTGTCTTCCTGTGTTGCTTTTTTATTTAGAGCCAAGGAATCTTGGGCAGCCTGAATGCTGTTCATGGCAGAAATCATTGCTTCATTTACTGCACCGCCACTAGTAGCACTATCATTTGGAGTTCCAGTAGGTCTATCGTCTGATACAGCAACTACTGCTTCCATAGCAACCTTAATAGTATTGTTTGCAAAATCTAATGGCTTCCCATCAGGTCCAAAGAACGATGTTATTTTTGAATTGATGTCAATTGCAAAAGAACTATTCTTAATTTGTTTTCCAAGATTTGCTACAACACTTCGTGCCTCTTCTGGAGTTAGCAAACCACTAATAATAGCAGTAGACATTTGAGATGTAATTAACGCTGCTGCTGACTTTGTGTCCTGGCTTTTCAGAGCACTTGCTGTTGCTGTGGTTAACTCTTTTCCTTTTTCTGACTCCATAAAAGACTCACCAAAAGTTTTCTTACCTGGCTTAATAAAGAAGAAACTTCCAGTAGCCTCTTCACGTCTTTTATCCATAATTTCTTTAGAACTAACCTTTTTAGCAAATTCCGCAAAACCCTTCATTGCTTCATTTGATGCACCTAACGCTCTTACAGATTTTGCAGCCTCTTCTCTTAACGCTTTAAAATGTGCATCTAACTGTCCAGCAATTGTTGCAACAGCCAACAAACCACCAACAACCATACCAGCAGGTCCAGGAATCATAGACATAGCAGATGTCATAGCACCAATAGCAGGTAGTGCTGCTTGAGCACCCTTACCAACATCACCAGGAACCTGAGTTAGCAAACCAGCCAAACCAGAAGCACCATACATCATTCCTGTGGCTTTTCCTGTAAACTCATTTCTAGTAATTAATGACTTAAGACCTTTAGGCTTTTTAACTGTCATATTGTTTTTTTCTAGATATTCTTGTTCTTTTCTAGCAATATATTCATCATTTTCCTGAAGTCTCTTCTGGTCTTTTTCATCTAATTGAACTTTTGCTCTTAACTGTTTGTTTTCTTGTAGTGCTCTATCATACTTCTTAATTGATAAAGACAATTCTTCTTCTAGATTTTCCTGAGTAATCTTTAGAGTTTTTTCTTGTGTGCTATCAACACCCAGCATCTTATCTGCAAATTTAGACCACAAAGAACTACTTTGAAGTTTTTCACCAACAGAATCTACTTTGCTACCCAACTTTTTAGCCCATCCACCAATACTAAATTTTTGAACAATACCGCCATCCTCATACCCAGGAATAATTCCACCCTTAGCGTAGCCTGGCAAATTACCAGCAATCATCTGCTGAATCATAGGGCGGTGCTTCGCTGCTTGCTTTGCAGGAATAACAGCCTCACCAGGAGATAGCATTGCAGGAACTACATCTCCAGCACCCTTTGGTCCTGGAACTGAGAATACACCATTAGCATAACCCAAAACGCTATTCATGTTAGGTGTAAATGATTCTAGTCCAAAACCTTTTTCGCCAGTACGCCAATTTGTTTTAACAGTTGCACCACCATAATATCCAACATACCCTTGTTTAAGTAAATGTTGAATAAGTTTATCTGAAATTTTTAGACCACCTAGGTCAACGCTTGGTCCATAAGTTTTATCTATCTTATATCCATATTTTTCTAATAGTTTAGGATTCTTTTCAATTTCATTTATAATTGCAGCATCATCAGCATATCCTTTGCTTTTTAAAAGTTGATTCCAAGCCCCTGGAGAATACGATTGTCTATACAGATTGTCTCCAGCATAATCACTCCATTTTTGGTCAGATATTTTTAATGTTGCAGATGTGTATAATCCAGGACCTTCTAGTGGTCCATCAGCAAACATGTTAAATTGACTTTTAACCTTACCTGCTGGAACCGCTTTTTGATTTTTAGATTGACTTCTGTGAATAGCAAACATATCTTGTAATGCTGCTTTAATACCACCTGGCATCTTTGATGGGTCTTTTTCATAAGGCTTAACTAATTTTCTTAACTGATTTAATCTTTGAATTTCTAATTTTGATTGTCCTTGTGCATTTGGTAAAATAACATTTACTAAATCTTTTAAAAGTTGGTCTTCTGTTGGTCTATAATCAAGTCCTAATTTACCAGAAAATCCATAACCAGTTGTTGCTTTATCAGCACCTTTAAGTCCTTTTTCTCTAGCGATTTTTAAAACTTCATCCTGATTTATTTTAGAAATTCCTCTTCCTGGACCAACAAAAGAAGGTTTTGCAGCACGAGTTGTAAATTTTGCTAAATATGGCATTGCTGCTTCTGGATTATCCATAAACAACTTCCACAGATATTTTTCTTGTCCTGGAGTCATTCCTAAATCTTTTATAGTTTGACCCATCGTGTTATCAGTAATCTTTTTAACAATTCCTAGATACCTTGAAACTCCTGCAGGATTAATTACTTTTAGTTTTGGTTTATCTGCTTTATCTGTTCCCTTAGCATATCCAGGAATGATTCCGCCCTTAGCAAGTTCAATAGGCAAAGTCTCTTCCCACTCAATGACCTTTTCTGTTCCGCCACCCTTCTTAAAAGCAGCAATAGCATCTTCATATGCGTATAGGTCTGGATAAACTTGTTCCATTTTTAGACCACTCTTTTGTAGTCCTGGATGAACCACACGCTTTTCATCTACAGAAGCAAGATATTCAAATAAGTCCATTGCTGTCTTATATGCTTCAGTATATTGTCCATCTCTATGAAGTTTAAGAACTGACTCATATTTTGTTAATGACCTAGTATCTGAACCAACTATTTGAGAACGATACTGTCCAAGTCTAGAAAGTAATGCTTCTTGTGGTGCTGGAACTGCTCCTGGAGTTCCTCCAGAATATCCAGGTATAACTCCACCCTTAGCAAGTTTAAGAGGATTAATAGCATTGATGCCTAGAATACTTACAGCACCACGAGTCTTAGCCATATCGTCATAGAACTCTTCGATGTCATACCATTGCATATACTTAGAAGTTTTGTCATACTTCATCTGTTCTGGTTTACGATAATCTTTATTTTCTCTAGAGATTAGTTTGACACCCTTAGTATCAATACCCAGTTTTTGCAGGGTATCCAATGTAACAGCATCATAAGCCTTTGGTCTTGCAGTCATAAGAAGAATCTTATTACCACGCATCTGAGCATCTTTTAATCTTTGAATAGCGGCAGGAATACCTTTAGGGTTTTTGGCTACTTCTTCCCACCAGTTAAGTCTTTGTTCTTTAGGTAGAGCCTTGTTTCTTTCTTGGTGTGCTGGCATGAATGATGCTAGGTCAAGTAGTGTATCGTCTACGTCAAATACTGATGCTTTAGGCTTTCCTGTTCTCCCAGCACTTTGTGTACCTTCTGCATAGCCTGGAACCATTCCGCCCTTAGCCATCTTCAAAACTTGTTTACCTGCGGCAAGTGCACTGAAGAACTTTTGTCCTGCTGGTGGAATCATTCCATTTGCAGCCATTTCGTTATACCCCATCTGCATGGCTTGGTTTGAATTTCTCCACTTAATTCCAGCCTTTAGTTTACTAGAGTCATAAGACCATCCTGATGCAGGACCCTTGTTATTTCCAAAGCCCTGTTCATAGTCTTGTTTTCTAAATCCAAGAGTTGTTGGATTGGTTCCTGGTATTGCAGAAAGATACTGAATCTTCTGTTCTGCAGTCATCTTATTCCAATTTGCAGGATTAGTTACTGTACTCCAGTCTTGAGGCTTAACAAGTTTTCGATTTACTGTTGGCATTGGAGCGTTCCAGTTTCCTACTGTTGCCCAGCCAGTTGGACCATAAGCCGCTTGCTGTGCTCTTCTTCGTATTTCTTTGTCCTCTATTGTTCCATCTTCTTTGCCAGTTCCTACCCCTTCAAACTCCCAAGTTCCGAACCTTGTAACGTTTCCTTCTCCAATAGTTCTAGTAATACTTGTTCCATTGTCGTTAAATCGTGCAGAGCCATCTTTTATCATTCTAAGAACAATTGAATGAATTGAATCATTACCTGTTTGGCTTAGTTGCTTTGGCTTGCTTCTAAGTTGTGCAACCTTAAGTGCTAAACTGTATAGTTTTTGTTTAGTTTCTTTTAGGTCAGTAACTTTTGAAGATTTTCCAAGAACATCTCCAATAATTTCACTAATTTTGACATCATTTATATTTCCTCCAGCGGCAGCAATTTGTGTACCCAACTCGTCTTCAATTACTTGAGAACTTGGCAAATCAATTCCAGCAATTGTTGCACTCTTAGATAACTTGCCAATAAACCCATTCCAAATTGAAGCAAAAGTTTGAGCAGGATATCCCTGAGTTTTCATCTTTTGGTTCATATTTGCTGGAAGTTGTGCTGTTAGATTAGATACTGGTTCAAATCCTCGCAGTTCTTCTTTAGTTACTCCTGGAAGCACATCTCTAATTTGACCAAGAACTTCTGGATTCTTTGTTAAGTCTATTGGGGTAACCAAGTGAGTGTCATTGATATTAAGTTGTTTCTTTATCTCATCACTAGACATGCTCATCAAACTTTGAGCAAATGACTGACTGTTTTCAATGCCAACAAATCCACCTTCAGCAAGTTTCTTTGGAGGTACTTTGGAATGCATTACCTGATACTTACCCCAATCAACAGACATACCTGCCTGAAGTCTTTGCTGCATATCTGCATATGCTTTCTTTTCTTCTGGAGAAAGATTTCCAAAACCAGCAATAGTAGCCTGTAGTTTTGGAATAACTGCTTGAATCTCTGCCTTCATTGCGGCATCATATTCACCAGGTTTCATGCTCTTAGCAATCTCTGCTGTTGATTCAGCAAAGAATCTCTTAGCACCGCCCTTTACACCAAGCAAGTTAATAATGGCTTGCTCTTCCATTGAGTTAATTTTGCCACCAAGTTCACGTTTACCAGATGCTCTTTGGAATACTCCAGCAGGACCAACGTCTGCAAGAACATTGCCACCAAGATTTCCAACTCCAAGGTCTTTATCTCCACGAAGAAGAGATGCAACAAGTTGTTTGAAATAATCTTCTTTGCTAAATGATGTTGGAATGTTTCCAATTCTTTCATCAAGTGCTGATTCAAGAACAAGGAATTTTCTTCTATTCTCTGGGTCTGTTGGGTCCATCATTACACGAAGTGCTTGTTCTGGCGATACAAGTCCATGGGCATCACGAGCAATTGTTGTTCCTCTTATTTCTGCCATTGCAGAAACTAGGTCAATCTGTGGTTTTACAAATACTCTAGTACCATCTGGTTTTTCATATATCCCACCAACTCCAAATGCTGGGAACGAATGTCCTGTAGTTGGACTAATTTGTGTACCATAATTAGTTGGTGGAGTTTGAGCATAAGGACCTGCAGCAACTTCATCGCTAATATCTTTTAATTTTGCTCCAGTTCTTGCCATACCATCAATTTGTTCTTTAGTCATTGGACCAATCATACTTTGACGCATACCAGCACCAGGTGTACCATCTTCAAATCCTGGAAGGTTTCCAGCAATCATGCCACGGATAACTGGTGCATACTTTTGTGCAGATTTTGCTGGGATGACTGCTTCTCCTGGAGATAGTAGAGCAGGAACAATGTCACCTGCACCAGCAGGACCAGGAACCATAGATACACCGTTAGCATATTTCTTTGGAGTTGCGTTTGGATTACCAACTGGTACTCCTGGAACTCCAGAGAATGCCTGTTGAGCCTGAACTGCATTTCTATATGCATCGGTTAGTTGCTGAACTGCTGCTGCTTCGGATGTAAATGTTTGACGCAGTTTTGCATGTGCTTGGTCAAGAGAAGCGGCAATAGCGGCTGCACGAAGTTGCTCTGAGTTCATGTACTGTGTTTGTTCGCCAAGCAAATCTGATGGCTTTGTTGTCTTGTTTATAAAACTCTTCATTCCTGTAAACAGTTTCATAATGTTTGCTACACCGTTAGCAATTAGACCAAAAGTCATTAGTAGAACTGGTCCAATACCACCAACAACAGTGACCAAAATTGTTATAAAGTTTTTTGCACCATCACTAAGATTATTAAAACCATCTAGGATTTTGCTTACAAATTCTACAATTGGAGTAACTGCTTTTAGGAATGCTTCACCAACAGGAGCAAGTTTTGCTTGCATGTCCTGAATAGATTTTTGAAACTTGAACATTGGAGAGTCTGAAACTCTTTTTAGTTCTCGTTCTGATAGGATGGCTAGTTCTTCTGTTGTCTGGTTTGCTAGACTTGCTACAGTCTGAGCCTGACTACCCTCAGCAATTACGTTTTGAAATAGAGTTGACAGACGAGAGAACTGGAACTTACCAAACATCTGTTCGATAGCACGAGCACGGTTTAGTGGGTCTAGGGTATCTAGAGCCTTAGCAAAGCCTATAACCGTTCCCTTGATGTCTCCCTTATTGCTCTCAACAATTCCATTAATGTTAATACCAAGATTTCCAACAAACTCTGCAGCCTTTTTACTAGGATTAATCAAAGATGCAAGACCAGACTTAAGTGCGTTGGCACCTTCAGATGCGTTAATGCCACCTTCCTTCATTGCTGTTAGGAAGAACGATAGGTCCTTTACATCTCCACCAAGTTGCTGAACAACTGGTGCTGCTTTTGGAATAGCAACTGTCAAGTCTTCGATGCTCAAAGCAGTTTGGTTTTCTACTGCGTTTAGGAAGTCAATGCTTTTGCTAAGGTCATCTGTAGAAACCTTGAATGCGTCAGTTAGGCTAATAGTGGTTGCTAGTGCTTGTGATTGGTCTACCCCACCAAGAACAGAAAGTTTTGCTGCTTGGTCAATTTGCTGTAGCAGGTCTGCACCAGTTTTACCCATTGCTGCTGCCTGAGCAGCCATATCCATTGTGTCTGCAACTGCCAAACCATACTTTGTAAATTCATTTGCAAGTGCTTGCACAGACTTAACCATTTTATTGGTTTCTGTTGTTGTAGTATTCAGGTCTCCATAAACACGCTTAAATTTAATAGAAGCCTGTTCTATTTGCATATATGCTTTTGATGCTGCTGTTCCAAGCAAGGTAAGTGGAATAGTAAAACCAACCATAAGTTGGCGACCAGCCCACTGAGTATTCTTACCAAAGTTTAGTAGTTGAGTTGAACCTTGTTTCATCAACTGGTTAAAGAGTTGTTGTTTTTGTGCAGCAATCTGAGTTTTTGTAGCAAGACTATTCATATCTAACGCTAGTGGTTTAACAGCAATAGCCTTCATTGCACCTTGAGCGTCACGACCAAGTTTAATATATTGTGTTTGAACTTGCTTTACTCGTTCAATTGCCACTTGCTGAATCGTGGCAAATTATGATTTAAATAATTTACCAAAAGTTTTAGATGCCCCACCAGCATACCTAAAGTATTCTCCAATAGATAGTTTATTTTTTTCTAGGGATTCTGTAAAAGATTCAGCACTTGTTTTAATTGTCTGAATATTGGCTCTGAATTTACCAGTAGCGTTAATTGATGATACTAGATTTTGCTGCATTTGAGCAGCGGCTTGAGCATTTGCTTGCCCAGCATTCTTCATTGCTTGCTGAAAGGCTGATATCTGTTGTTGTAAAAGTTTTAGTTGTGCCAGAGCATCTGACGTATCTATATTTACTTTTATATTGGATTCGATATCAGCCATTCAACTCACACCGCTTAAGCGTTGATTAGACCACCCATTAGTGATGCTTCACTAAGTTTAATACCAGATGCCTCTTCGACAATCTTGTATACTGTTGGAAGGTCTAGAAGTTCTTCTAGTGCCTTCAGGTCTGTTGCTAGTTCTGGAGCGTACTGCTTTAGTGCAATCTGTACACACTCCATGAGAAGAGTCATTGACTTCTCGTTGTTGTCTGCTACTTCTGCAATACCCTCAAACTTTGTCATAAAAGGGCGAAGAAGAGAGATTTTTAGTGGACGAACATTAATTTTTGTTCCATCCAATAGTTCTACAGTTTTAGTTTCGTTGATAGTTGTAGACATGAATCCTCCTTATGGTTTCTTAACAATTATAGCATAAAGAACTAGGATTTACTAATAACTTCATAGTCAAGACCCATTCCAATACCAAAACCGTTTTGCATAGCCTTTTGACCCTGATAAGATAGAATATCATTGGGGTCTCCACTACCAATACCAGAAACTTGTGCCGCTACCCTGGCTTTCATCGCTTCCCAAGGGTCTTCTTCTTTTGTTCCGCTGGCTTCGTCCAGGTCTACCCCCTGCATAGCAGCGAGGAACTTCTTTTCATTATAGTCTAATTCTCTAACAGATTCTAAAATTGTCATAAGTTCTGGCATGGATATGCTTGACTCAAGTTCTTCAAAATTTTTCCAAGCCCCTAAAGTAAAAAGTTCTGACTCTAGTTTTGCAAGGTCTAGACTTTCCCAACCATCCCCTTTTTGTTTTGGTTTTGCTACAACCTGCTGCTCAACGTTAGAAGAGTCATTGTTTATTTTAATTCCAGCACATAGTTCAATAATCTTATATATTGTTGGAAGGTCTATATTATCCTCAACATCTTCTGTTGTTTTTATAACTGGATAGAACTGTTTCATCGATATTCGAACACAGTCTACAAGCACAGATATCGACTCTTCATCATTTTTAGATTGTTTAATTAAATCAAATTTTGCCATAAATTGCTTTAAAAACTTAATCTTCAATGGACTAATTTCTAATATAGTTCCGTCTACTAATTCTACTTCTTCAATATCATATATGTTTGTTGGCATTATTTAAGTATACCAAAAAAGAAACTGCCCCAGGAGTAAACCCAGGGCAGTCTCACGATATTCAGTTATTATTTAATTTTAGTATGAACTGTCAACGATTTGTCCGTAAGCACCGCTGTCGTCTGGAAGCAGACGGAACGATACTTCGAATGCTGTTGCTGAGTCACGCTTTGCTGATACTGTTACGCTATCGATTGAGATAGCACGGTATGCAATGTAAACACGTTCTGCCTGGTCTGTTAGTACGTTTCCGCCAGAGATGCCAGCCACACCTGATAGGTTTCCAGTTCCTGGACCGATTGCAATAATACCACGTTCGATTGGGTAGTCCCCAAGGTCTCCTGAAGTTAGGTTCAGGAAGGTGTTAGTGCTTAGTGTCGCTGTCTGGATTGTTGTCAGTAGTACTGAACCAACGTTTGCTGTCGGTGTTGTCTGAGCAGCAGTTGGGTTTACCAACTGAGCAGTGTCCAACAATGTTCCTAGGTTCAGAACACCAAAGTCAGATGTCTTACCTGCAACTGCTAGGAGAAGGTTCTCCAATGTTGCTTCGGCAAGAGTTGTCTTTAGTGTAACCTTCATTCCCTGCTTGAACAGTTTTGCTGTGTCAAGTAGTTGGTCTACCATAACTTCACCGAAGTCTGGAGCGAATGAGATTTCTAGACCGTTGTTAGTGTAACCAACGTTACGGAATCTATCTGTGTGACGTAGTGCTAGTGATTCACGGTATGATTCACCATCTACGAAACCTGGGCGTGTTGCTGATGTTAGTGACGCTGTGTTTGTTGTTACAAACAATGCAGCAGCACCAACGATAATGTTAGCGTTTGAGCCTCTTGTATATGCCATATTTATTTCACCATCTTTCATTTATGAATTTGTGGTTCGGTGTTTCCTCTATATAATTATAGCATAGTTTTAAGGATTACTCTAATTCGACCATTGTATAGTCATAGTAGATGACTATCTTGTTACCGCCATAGGTCCTGGCTGATGCAAAGTTGATAATATCTCTAGTTTCTTGTAATTGGAATACCTTGAAACTGTGAAATCTAAAGTTTGGTTGCAAAACCTCTCCCTCTACAGTGATAGAACCTTTTTGTATACACCAAGCATTCAGGTCTTGGGCTGTTTCGTCTTCGCCATCCATAAGTCTATTTACTCTTTCAGTGACTTTAATCATGTTTATAATTGAGTTTTCAGCAGTGGCATAGAAGTAGTAAAGTAGTTGCTCACACTTGATGTGTGGAAAAGAACTTTTACGCATTCTCATCATTCTGTCATAGGTGCACATTACACCGCCAGGAGGAAAGAACTCTGTAACATCGTTAATTGTAGATGGGGTAGTTGGAAAGAACGGAACTGTCTCAAAGCCAAGGTCTTCTAACTTCTCCTGTAAATAGGCGTTAACCCACAATACTGGGGTATTTAAGATTGATGTTTTACTCATTATTCTATTCTACCACCTTTAGATACCCAGTCGTATCCAACTCTAAAACCTAAAGACTTTCCTTGTTTTGAACCAGCAGCAAAATTTTGCTTATATGTTCTTACATCTTTAAAGTGTTCTCCTATTCCACTAGAGATAAGAAATGATTGACTAAAATAGTTATTGAAGAAATCTCTTAGTGTATTTTCAAAACCATTCTCTACTTCTGTGCCACCAGGGTTTTCTATTACAACTGGCTTTTTAGTAAATACTTGTTCTCCATTGTCATTAAAAGTTAAAACGCCATTGGCTTTAGGTCTAATTGTTATTGGAGAGCCATTCTCCATAATTGTTGCTTTATCGTAAAACGGTTTAGTAGAACCATTTGAGTAAGAACTTGATTGAGAAAAAGTATAACTAAAAGAAATAACGCTATTCTGATTAACCCTATATTCAAGGTCAAAGAGTCTTGCCTCTGGACTTCCTGTCTCGTACCATTCGTAAACGTGATGCAGTATTTCTGGATTTACCCTTGCGTTAGAATCTATAAAGTTTTTTAATGATTCTATAACAGTTTTTCCTAAATTATCCATAAACTTTGGGTGACCTGCTTCAGCACCTTCTAAAAATCCAATAGAGTATTTTGCAATATTGTTTAGTTTACTTGTTATGTTTTTTATGTCAAATTCTACTATCACAGGTCTACCGCCTGATTCTCAGAACGTCTAAGAATAACTTTATAATACTCTACCTTTCCAAATGGACCAACAATAGGATTAAGTGTTGCTACTTCAAATAGTGTTGGATTTCCAGAACGTGGTCCTGCAGTTTCGTTATAAATAGTTTCTCCAAGATTATTTCTAATGTTAGTAATAACAATATTTGTAATAGAATACATAGACTCATTGCTAGATATTCTTGGGTCATTTCTTACTCTACCAATAATAGAATTATCAATATTAATATTTGCTTCTGTCCCTACGTCTTCTTTAAATTTGCTACCTCCGACATTAAAGAAAGATGCAACTGTTTTGTCTAAAACCCACTGCTTTTTTGTATTGCCATAAGCACCAGTCTCAACTATTGGATAGTAGATATCAGCAAGTAGTGGATAGGTAAAATCTGTGGTTTCGCATATCATTATAGTATTGCTGGCTTGAAGACATTGCCCTTATAGTTGTTAAGAATCTTATCAACAAGCATGTTGCCAGTTCCCTCCAAGAATTGTGGGGCAAACTTGATATCAAATTGGTCTGTTTTATATTGAGTCACAAATCTTTTGTAATAGTCATTTGTTCCGCATTTTAGTTCTTCTACAAGTATTGTTGCAGCCTTTTCTACATCTGGTGGGATGGTCTTATATCCAGCATCAACAATGAAGGTAAAATCACTTCCTTCTGCAAAGGCTGCATAACCAGTTCTTTGTCCAGCGTGTACTGCTAGGTCTCCAGACGCTCCTGGAAGTCTTAGTGGAGTTGATTCGTTTCTATTGTATACTCCATTTGCTTCTACCCTAGCGATAGCAGAATTATCTAGCAATGTTTTGTACTCATATTCCCATACTCTAAGAACCGTACCAGCAGTGGTTATATTTCCTGTTGTTGTATTTGCAAAACTAAAAGATGTTGTTGTCGGAACTGCTGTAACAACAAATGTTCCACGATATCCTGTTGGAACAACTGCAGAGATTGTCACTACATCCCCAATTTCGTATCCATGAGCAGAAGAGGTTGTTAAGGTTACAGTTCCAGAAGATATTGTTGGGGTTTGTGTTGCAAGGGTAATGGCAACATCTTCTCCATTATAAATAAGAACGTTGTTCTCATATACCTTTAAAATTTTGTTTATATTGTGCCAGATTGGGAAGTAGTCTCCGCCCTGTCCTTCTTTTACAATAACTAGTTTGTGGTTATAAAAAGCATCTCCATTTGCAGAGCCACTTAGGATGTAATCATCCATGATTGACCTTGCAATGATTTCCCACTTTTTATATTCAGCAATGTCGTCTGCTGTAGTTGCCAAAGTATTTGGATTAACATATGGACGATAAACGCTTATGTTGTCTTCTACTACAATTTCTCCGCTTGAGTCAGTTACCCTGAACAAAAACTCACGGTCATACTGTACCTTTGAGCGTGACAAAACATATGATATTTGCTTGTTTGCGTCTGACGTAAGCGTGGATGTTTCGTATGAGTGGTCCACCAAATCCTCTACATAAACAGAATATGCAGTAGTTGCTGCTGGCACATCCCATTTAGTTGTAATTGGATAAGGTGGAACTCTCAAGACCTCCATTTAGGCAAATGCCTCCGCTACTTCTTCTGGAGTACATAGGCGAATGCCTCTTTGTGTTGTCCAGAAGTCTGCATATCTTTTTGGAATAATGTTGTAGCCAACATTAATCTTTCCAAAGCCATCTGCATATACGTTGCGTGTTGAGAATACTGCAACCTTTGTGGTTACTGATACTTCTTCAACCTCTTTCTTTTCTACCTTTGCTTTTCCAGCATTTGTAGTTGTTGAACCAATTACGCCATCTGCATTGAATCCCAATGTAGGAACGTCTCTTGTTGGTTCTGGTGCTACGATAACCTTTTCCTCAACCACTTCTGCTACTTCTTCTACAACTGTTTCTACAACTGCATCTTCAACAACAGGCTTTGGGGTAGGTGTCTTTTTTTCTTCAGCCATGATAAATCCTCCTTAGATTTATTTTAATTATACCAGATAAATATAGAAAGGGGGTAGAGAAATTAATCCCTACCCCCATTCAAGGATAACACTAAACAGAGATTAGTCTGTTGTTGTGTCTGCGAATGCTACTGCATCCAGTTCTTCCCATGCGATACCGAAACGAACGAATACTGTATATTCTACAGTGTCCTTCTTTGGTACATAGAAACGGTTTACAGTGATATCTCTCTGGAAGCCCCAAATACGGTTCTGTGGGAACGTTAGGTCAACGAATCCTGCAGGGTAGTAAGGAACTTCAAGAACAGGTACACCTAGAACACGAGTCTGACGTGCTTCACCGAAAGTCTGGTTTGCACCACCTAGGAACTCTCCACGAGAACCTTCAGTAGAACCGATGTTAGCAATAACAGTACCATTGTTCTTAACGATGTTGGCAAATGTGTCTGTACCAGCATAGAACTTTAGTCCGTTAGTGATAGCACGGTATCTGCGAGGCATAGCCAAGATAAGTGCTTGCATTCTTTCAGTTGTCCAATCAGTGAACGCAGCATTTGACCCAACTAGTGTTGTGTTAATTACTTCGTGTGCACTTCCAGGGTTGTTACCAGAACTAACGCTAGGGCTAGTCTTCTCCAAGTTAATGAATCCATTCATAATGCTTAGGAACGAACCTGTTGAACCGTCACCGTTAATGGCTAGGTCTTCGATGTCGTTACCGAAAGCATTAGTCATTAGACGAACTAGGTGGTCCTCTAGAGCAGCACCCTCGATGTTATCTTCGAGTGTCTCCGCAGAAACTTCCCAGTCTAGACGAATCTTCTTGGTAGTTAGTTCAACCTTTGAGAAAGTTGCACCTGTGTTAGTGTATGTTGAAACACCCTGGTTTGCAGCACGAATAACACGGTCTCCCACGTTAATCTTCTCCAACTCCATTGTGTTTGCTCTCATTGTAACTCTGCGTCCGTCCTTTGCAAGTGTGGTTGCGTCCCAAACATAGTCGATAAATCGTCTTGCCTGTTCAGGGCGTAGGATACCAGTACCTGGATAGTTGTTGTTCGCAGTGCTAGATGGGTTTACAGCATTTGCACCTGTTGTTACACCAAAGTTAGCAGTCGGGCTGGTACCTAGGAAAGTTCCGTTTTCTGAGAACGCTCCTGTGCCGCTCGACACGCTGTCTGATGTACCGAAAGCACCTTCAGCGTTAGGGTATCCAGAAACTGGAGACGTACCTGAAGGCATATTTTTGATAATTTCTTCTGACATTTTATTTTTCACCTCCTAGTGAATTATTTTAGTAAATCGGATGTTGTGAGGAAACTTCCGCCCCATACTGATTTTTCCACCAGTACTGGTTCCTGAATGACCTCACCGAGGTCACCAGACTTGCGGAAAGCGGTATCTGCTTCAACAGCATCAATACGCTTTCCAAGATTGTTAAAGTCTGACTCTGCATCTGTAACCTTTGAGGTAACAAATCCAAGAGACTTCTTTAGTTCAGCAACTTCATTAACTAGTGATGCATTTGCATCTGCTAGAGACTTGATGATTGCTGTAATGTCGCTAAAGGCTGTTGTAACTGTTGAGCCTAGTTCTGAAACTGCCTTGGCAATTTCTTCCTCTGAACCTGGAACTACATCTTCTACAACTTCTTCTACATGTGTTGGGTCTGCTACTGGAGCGTCTTCAACAACTTCTTCTGTAGCAGGAGCGTCAACTACAACTTCTGCCTCTGGAGCGACATCTACTGATTCAACGTTTACGTTTTCATCGGTCATGTTATCATTCTCCTTTTTAATAGTCTTAGAAGTATTAATGCCTTTAGCACTATCTACTAAGAACTTTATCATGTCAAGTTTGTCAGCATCTGACTTCTCGACAAAACCTATGTTTTGCATACTTGCACCAGTGACTGGGCTAGTTGCTACTTCTTCTTCTGAGATTGTTACCAATCCCGATTCTTTGTCCCAGAATACATTTTCTAGAACTGTGTCAGTACCCTCGCCTGTGATGGTGTCAACACCGTCAACCTTTTCAACAGATAGGATGTTTGCAAATTGATTTGCTGGACTGTCTACAAGGGATAGTTCAACCAAGTCGTAGTCTTTAATAATTCTAATAGCGGAATCGCTTTTTTCGTCATATCCATCATCCCACTTGTTCATTTTACCGCCAATGGAAAATCCAGTAAGTGTGCCATCCAAAACCTTTTCCCAAGTGTCTTGTGCACCTTTAGAAACGTAAGCAGACACATAGACACCCTGATAGAACTTCTTTTCTTCTGGGTCAAAGTATTTGTCTTCTTTAAATGCTACCATCTTGCCTACCGCTTTTGGCTGGTGCATTTCACGAATGTTGCCACGGAATTTTGAGAAAGCATTTACTGATGCTTCTGGAGTTACAATGTCCATTTGCTTGTCGATGTTATCAAGCGTGGCAAAACCAGATACAATTCTTCGTTCTTCGTCCACCTTAGTCAAAGGCATGGAGATACGGACATTATTTCCGTCAATGTCAAAATGTGCTTTTTGAATACTCATAGATTAATTATAGCCCCTTTTTGTGAAAGTGTTATACAAATGTTATTATACCACTTTTTAAGAGGAGCGTCTCCCCTCGCCTTGAGCATTTCTACCTGCAGTTGTTGCTGTATTGTCAGCCTGAGCCTGTTGGCGTTGAGCATCACGCTCTCTGTTCCCTGCATTGTTAGCGTTTGAATCTGCTGCTTGGCGAGCAGTAGGTTGAATCATTGAATCACTTTCTTCACGCTCTGGAAGATTAAGAAGTTCACGAGCCTCGTTAGGAACCATAATCTGGTTCTTAACATAATTGGTAAGAATCTGTGACTGAGCCAATTCATCGGTAAGTGTAAGTTCATTGAACTTAAATTCTAAGACATCTGTCTTTTCACGAATAATCTTGTTTAGAATCTTCTCAAGATTACGTTGGGCTGGTCTTGCTACCTGCTCTTTAAATGTTCTGTCTTGTGCTAGTGAGTCAGCAATTGATGATGAACTGCTACCACCAAGTTTTGAAAGTGGTACTTGGTGAGCAACAAGAATATCGTCACGGTTCTGGTCACGGTATTTTGAGAATGAGCCTTCCTGAACACCATTTTCAATTGGTTCCATCTTGAACTCAACCTTGTTGCTATCTGAATCTCCTGGCAATGGGATGTAAAGAGTTCTGTGTGACTGACCCTTTAGACCAGTCTGTAAGAAACGGAACAACTTGTCCTCTGCCTCTTGAGTAAGTTGTGCACCCTTAAGAGTTACAATGTAACGTGGTACAGCCTTGTTGTTGAAGTAATCAATGTTATATTGTGATGCCAACATGTCTCCTAGTAGAGATGGCATAGCCGCCATAATGTCTGGAACACCATAGAAAGTATTTAGAGGGGAGTATTCTTTGATGTGTATAATCTCATTTGGTCTTGGGTCTTCTGTAATGTAGTTTACATTCTTTGCTCCAAAATTGCGGAAGTAAACAACCTTGTTTGAGATAATTTGAACATAGCCATCACGCAATCTACGAACACGCATTGTTGATGCAGGAATATGACCAATGTAGCCAATGTCTCCACTGGTTGTTCTTCCAACTTCAATATAGCCATTGCCCATTGCATGTACATCAGTAAATACCTTTTCAAGAACAGAAGAGAATGACTCGTCTTGGTTTAATCCTTCTACCCAGTCTCTGAGTTGAACCTTTAGTCTTTCTATTCTATTTCTAGCACGAGCCATTTGGTCTGCTGTTGCAGCCTCTAGTTTAAGATTTGTTTTGTCAGATACTATAAAATCGTAGCCAAGACCAACTGTATTTTCTACTTTAGCGTCAATAGCAGCGTGGTTGGCAAAAGATGTGTCGTAGTAATTTGCAAGTTCGTAAAGATTGTATGGTGGGGTAATTACATCAAATAGTGAGTATGCGTTGCGAAATACTATACCAGGGTTAATGGCATTTGAGCGAGCACCATTAGTACCCATCTGGATTGCACCAGCAGACTCTAGATAGGCATCATCGCCCAAAGCCTTAGACATTCTAGAACTTCTACGCTTAAAGTTAGTCTGCATACCAGAAAGACCCTTTAGTTCTTCCCAAGACTTGGTGAATGGGTCCATAGACGCAAATTCGTTTACAGTTTCTGGAGCCTCGTCTAATCTTGCAGGAGTATTGGCGTATTCATAATAACTCATTAATCGTCACTTCCAAATTGGTCAAAAGTTTTCTTTGCATCGACCAAAGCACCTAGGTCTGTTTCTGAAGGAATATATCCCTGAGACATACGGTCAATCTGTTCGCTATACTCTTCATCGGATACCTTGCGAACATTGGCAAAGAATACTGCCTGACCATCTGGCTGTCCTAGCCAAGCAGCCTCGTTACGAAGCAAAGCAATTCTTGATTCATCGCCCTTCATAGAGTCGATGCTGAGGGCATTGCCTTCTCCATCGGTAAACATTTTACCTGAGCGTAGTTGCCAAACGTAGATTCCATAGTCTGAAAAAGGTTCCTCTACGACAGAAACTCTTGTTTTACCAATTTGGTTGGGCATGACTTGACCAATATCTTTTGTAGTATCTATATTCATAACCACTAGTATACCATATTATATCGGAATGGATGTAATTGTTTGCTTTGAAATATCTGGATAGTAGTCATATCCTGTTTCTATGAGTGCCAAACTGTACTCTGGTCTGCTTTGACCAATAAGTCTATTTGTTCCAGTAAACATAGAATAAGAATCTACAGGAGATATTGATGAAAGGTTTGGCAACTGTTCCCATGTATATGTGTTTGATACATGTTGCCAAGTATATGGAACTATTAGTTGCCAACCGTTTCTTGCCATTTGTTCTGGTGTAAATTGATAGTAGGACAAGTTGTCGATTGATATACCGCCAACTAAGTCAAACTCTCCTTCAGCACCATCAAAAATCAATGGGTTTGAGAAAACTATGGTCAACGTGTACCACTTATTTGTGTATATGCTTGGACTTGCTTTTAATTCTCCATTGAGATAGTATTTGATGTCTTGATTAGTAACTTCGTCAGAGATTGCAGATAGCGTTGCTGTGTCTCCATTACCAGTTCTAGTTAGGTAGAATTTTACAGTTTTGTTGTTTGCCTGTATCTCAAAAATTTGTTCTGATGCATTTGGAAACTTTGCATAGAATGGAGAAGAACTAGTATTTAATTCTGCATTATAGAAAATTGATAGTTGCAAAACATTTATGTTAAAGAAACTATTTAGACTTTCATTAATTGGCATCTTGATTCCACGATAAACTCCAGCGGTTGTAGTTCCAAGCCCTACCAATCTAATTCCAGAATCTCTTGCCATATAGATATATGGATTATCCTTTTTATTAATCAGAAATGGGTTATAAGCCTTGTAATCATACAGCCTTGTAGAAACTGGAATGGTGTATGTGTATGGTACTAATTTGCTACCAAACCTTGTACCTATTGGATTCTCTGCATTTGCGTTGTATGCTTGTGATGCTAACTGCATTTTTTGAATAGTTACCACGTTATTTTGTGTATCTGCTACATCAAAATCTAAATGAATAACCATTGTGTGTTCTTTTAGGTCTATGCCTGTTGGTGGGTAAATTACAAAATTGTCTGTAATTTCGTATTTTTCTGTTGCCCAAGATGCCCCTGGAACTAAAACCCTTTCCGAACTTGCTTTTACAATTGTAAACACAGAATCTTGTTTGTACGCAGAATTGAGTGGCTCAAAGGTGACGTATGTCTTTACGCTGGTTTCGTAGTTTGTTGTATCAAGGTAGGTTGAATCTAAAAGTATTGGCGATTCGTAGTCATAATTAAATTGAATAAAGTCAAACGTGTAGGTGTCATTTCCATTAGTATCTTTTACAGTTTTGCAAAAGTGGGTAAGTGGAATATCATTTTTCCAGTATCCGTTTGTGGCAACTGAAAGTCTGTAGGCTCCGTCAACATACTCTAGTTTGTCCCTGTATGACTTAATATCGTAACTTCCAGTTATAGCATTTTGCTTTGCTTCAGTTCCAGATGGATTTGAATTTATGTTAGTTGGATGGTTGAACGTACCAGAGGTCAGGACAAGGGTTGGCTTTTTTTCTAAATTTTCTGCTGTTAAGAATTTTACAGAACTAATGTTTGCTAAACATGTTTTATTTACAGTTAGGTCATCGTTTCCACCAATGTAAACAGATAGGTCTTTTTGGTTTGCAAAAAAGTTTAAGACATTTGACCCTAAGTTGTTCTCTATGCAATATGCTGTAAATTTGTCTATGTCTAGTCCTATAATAAATTTATAAACACCTGAATTTAGTATTAAGTTTGTTGCTGGAGCAAGTTCCTCAAATATTGTGTACTCTGCGGTTGCATCAATCTTTATCTTATAATATATGTTATTGCTGTTTACGCTAATAGTAAAAGTTGAGTCATTGCTGTTATTTACTAGTTTAAACAGTATTTGCTCTGAGCCTGGTAAGGCTGCGTAACTTCCATGCATGTAGAATGCTTTTGTTGGAAAGTTCATCATCTCTAAACTATCTAACTTTAGGTTTGATGATGCTGGCAAACTAAAGGTTGTTCCAGAGAAAGAGATAGTAGAACTAGTGGCACAATTAAATGTTGGTGGGGTGTATTGGAAATTAGATAAAGCATACTGTTCTACATTTAGATTATTGTTTTTTGACTGTTTCCAGTTAGAGTTTGTAGTATAATTATAGTTATTTGCATAATTTGATTTAGAGTAGTCAATGATTGCAGATGCTCCGTCAAATGACTTTATGACATTCTCTTGGAACGATACCCCCTGACCAAAGGCAAACCTTCTTAAAGCCTGGCTTCTGTCTACGTTGTAAGGATAAATTGAAATACAGTCATAGGTTCCAGGACCAAAAACAATTGAATCGCTTGATGGTAGTAAAGCAATATCGCTATCAGATAGTGACAAAGATATCAACAGTTCTCCGTTTACAAGCAATAGACATACATTGTCGTAACTAACTATTTGAATTAGGAATGGTCTGTTAAAGTCTTTGATGTATGCTGATTTACTTTGAGTTCCTACTTTGAGGATGAGAGATGTTTGATTTACATAAAGACCACTATCGCTAGTATCTCCTACTGGTCCAACTATCTTTCGTCTTCCTAGATATGGCTTATCTATCTTTGTCCAGAACTCTAATGTATTTTTTGCATACTTTGCTCTTGAACTAAATACCCCGAAAGATGGCAAGGTAAGTGTTTCAGAGTTTCCAGATAGGAAAACAGAATAGTCAGAGCCATAAACAATAGGGGCAACCTTTTCAATAGAAATACCAGAGTCTATCTCTGCTGCATCCTTCGATGTATTGTAGGCATCAAAATATTTTGGACTTTCAGCGAATGCGTCAATAAAGGAATCTCCTAAAACATATACTGCTCTGGGATGTTCTGCAATTATTTTGTCTGCATAATGGTGAGATTTGGTAGTCATATCTACAATTCTATCACATAAGAAAATACCCTGCCAAGTTAATGACAGGGTATCTTACTTATTTAGTTTTTATCTGGAATCTTGATTTCACAGTAATCGGTGGTGCAGTAGGCTTCGCCTTGTGCTTCCAGATTGTCCACTCCATCATAGATAGCAGAGAAGTCAATCTTTGCTAGTCTACCAATGTAGTAGTTGTACTCATCTTCTGTAATTTCAGAATATGGCTGTTGTGGATAAACAGTGTTACCCATTGGCAAGAAGGATACAGCCTTCAACTGTCCTTCATACATGTTTAGAACAGATGCAATGTGCTGTTTCTCAGTTGCTGTATCGAATGATAGTGTTACTGAAACACCGTTGTCTGACCAGTACTTCTGAGCGGTAGCAGCAAGGGCTGTCTTCTCAAATAGAGTTACATCCTTTTCTGCTCGTTTCTGTCCTGAAGCAATTGGGAAGTATACTACTGAAGTATTTGCTGACACTAGGTCTGCTTCAATTTTATACCCTGCCGCTTTGAACAAGTGTAGCATTGGGTCTGTGTTTCCAAAACGGATTGCCCTTAGATAGAACTTTCCGCCTGGACCCCAATGAACGCCAGGGGTAGCACCAGAAAGGATTGATACAGAACCAGATGGCTTTACTGTAGTTACACGAATAGATTCACGAACACACATCCACTCTGAATACTTATTGTCATAGTAACGAATCTTGTTGTAACCTTCGTCCATCCATTCACGAGTAGCAGGTAAACCATGTTCATCAGCAAATGATGCAATGCCTGTTAGAGATGTTCCAATTCTGCGGTTTCTTTGCATGATACCGTTTGTCTGTTGCCAGTGAGTAGGAAGAAGTGTTACAGTCTTTCCATACAAGTAAGCAAACTTAAGAGTACGCAGAAAGTCTTCTTTTGATTCGTGACGGTTTAAGTGTACTTCCACAAGGGTACATAGTTCATATGACTCTAGTGGCTGTTCTGCACACGGATTGAAGCCCATTACACGATAGTCCTTGCCATCTGCTGGGTCTGCCAAACGACCAAAGTTACGAGCAACATCAAGCCAAATAAATCCTGGCTCACCGTTGTCAACAATACGGTCTACATACTTTTCGTAATCCATTCCAACATTTGCTTCGATAGAGTTGTTGGACATCCATGCCCAACCTGGATTCTCTGGGTCGTAAGAGTTACGCTCTGGGAATGCTTCTGCGTTCTTTAGGTTTAGGAAATCTTCATCTCCATCTACACCAAGTGCAAGGGTAGCAGAACGTCTGACGTTACCCGAAACAACACAAGTACCAATAAGGTTAATTAGGTCAACGATAGCACGAGCATCTAGATTGTCTCCAACACGCTGTCCTAGCACATGGCTAATTCTTTCATGTAGTTTAATTAGTGGTGCTGGTCCTGACGCTACCCCACCAAATCCCTTGATAGGAGCACCTTCTGGACGAACCTCAGAATAGTCAAACTTCTGAATGCTCTGACCTGCACGAAGATATGAGTTAATTAGCAAACGAGTTGCTTCCACCCAACCTTCACGAGTATCAGGGATTACATAGGTAACTTCTGGTTCTGATGGTGCATAGATAGCAAAGTTCTTGTCTTTTCCAAGGGTATCGAAGCCAACACCAATACCAAGCATAAGAGCATCCATTACCCAAGCAAATAACTGACCT